TAAGCCTCGACCGTGGCAGAGTCGCAAGCCTCGACCGTGGCAGAGCCGTAAGCCTTGACCGTGGCAGAGTCGTAAGCCTCGACCGTGGCAGAGCCGTAAGCCTCGACCGTGGCAGAGCCGTAAGCCTTGACCGTGGCAGAGTCGTAAGCCTCGACCGTGGCAGAGCCGTAAGCCTCGACCGTGGCAGAGCCGTAAGCCTTGACCGTGGCAGAGCCGCAAGCAAATGATTTAGCATTAGAGGTGTGTTCTTTTCTTGTGTAAATGCCAGCTTCGGTTAATTCCTCCTCAGTAAAGTTTTTTTCTAGGTAATTTGCGTCAATCATCTTGGACGTACTCAAGACCCAATACCAATTATCGGTTATCGCTTTCAGCAAGTCTTGTTTGCTTTTTGCGTTTAACCCCATACTGTATCCATCTTGGCAAGCGTGATGTTTTTTAGCCCGTTCAAGCAGATCTTCTTTTAATTCTTCGAATGTCTTCATTTTTTATCGTTTATTAGTTTAATGATATCTTTTCTTATCTCTATCAATTCTTCCTTGCTAAGAGAATTTAGCTCGTCTAGGATATCGTCCTTCTTGGATCGGTTAGGCCTTGAAGGGGCTTGCACCACGTATATCACCCCGAAATCATTTTTCTGACTCATAAGTCATTATAACTATTTGGTGTACCACAATAAAGATTGATATGATCGCTAGGATCAAGAGGTGAATATTGAGAGGTTTTTCGTACCACTCAAATATTGACACTATTGATATTAGCCCTAGTACGGTAGCGGAGATCATCCTAAAAGAAAAGACGATCACGCTCTTTATGGCCCGGAATATCTTCCAGAGCCATGCTTGGTTTCTCTTTATCATATGTTGTTGATTTAAATTTCTTGATGTGAAAAGGTCTCATATCCTCACGGACGGAGACCTGCGTTGCACTTTAGTGAAATAATTGATTGAATAGCATCCGCTAGGGATGAAGCGTGCTCCCTGCCGGGCTTGAACCGGCGACCTCTCGCTTATGAGGCGAATGCTCTCGACCAACTGAGCTAAGGGAGCGTTTGCCGGGGAATCCCACCCCGGCACAGTTTAAGCAATAACGAATATTCTTTCCTGCCTCACGGCGGTATTGTAAGGTCTTGGTAGCTTTATTACACATAAACATGTCAAACAGTGCAAATGGTTTAGTCCCGCCTCCGGTCTCGCTCCGGAACCTGCGAGTCTTTGGCTCTCTTGGCGGGATTGCTTAACTTTACGATGTGAAACAAAAAATTAAGCATTATGAACGAAAAAGAATTGTTGAATTTATTTCTAGACACTTTCCCTGACTCTACTCATCCGAAGGATCGTGGACGTTTTATTTCTTATGCTATAGAATGTGCTCGCAATAGTCATTATATAGACATTAAGGCCATGAGCGAGAAAGGATTGGATCAAGAACGTATCGAGGAGTTGGAAATCGCCTTTGAATGGATTAGAGACACCATGGATTATTTATTGAGCAAAGGAACTCCCTGACCTTCTCGGAGGCTATGGTAGCTTCTTCCTTTGAGGGGAAGAGGTTACCCGCTTCCTTGAGCAGCTTGATACCTGTCTTGCCCGGCCCTCGATTGTTGAAAATGCCCGATACCGGCTCCGGAAGGAAATCTCCTTCCCTTAGATACCAAAGATCGGGAATATCATTGGGCCGGTTATTCTCTTTCTTGTTTAAGATAAATTCTGACATATCCACGTTTTTGATCCAATTCAAAGCTTCGTCTAGGCTCTTGAACTGTTGCATGTGTCCTGTCTCAACACATGACATTTCCGTCACGCTATTCGGCTTCTGGCAGATAAAATCGTAAATTCTTTGGGCCGAGTTGATAATGTCTTCCGATTTTGCCATGTTAAAAGGATCTCGGATGTATTCTAAACAGTACATCCGAATCTCCTTATCTGTTTTTGGATAGTAGTCCATATTTTTTATTTTAAATGTTTGGCTCCCCCATAACCTCCAACGGTTTCAAGCCCGAATCATGGACGGGTGGGGGAGTATTTATCACTAACGTAAATCCGTAGTTCTCGGATTGACCGTCTTTCCGATCTGTCGTCATCTTATGATTGTCTGTCCAATCTGTCATACTTTTGGCAGTATTAACCTCCTGCTATATCTTAGATACGACTCGTAGGAAAAGTCATATTATTTAGTACGATACGGTCTTCTTTACCAACCACCGCAAGGATACCCGAATGGGATCGTACTTATTATATATACATTATTAATTATATGTATAAATCCAATACCGGAACCGATTAAACTACATCGGGAGCAAGGACTATCGTCCATTCCTGTATTTTCACCTTACGCTTATCCCGTTTATATCTCGTATACCTTTTGATAGCCATAAGGATTTTTTCTCAATAAGTCAAAGAACTCTTTTTTTTAGTAGCCCCACCGGTAATCGAAACCGGATATCTCCTTTAGGAGAGGAGCGCTCTATCCGTTGAGCTATGGGGCCGAGAATTTATCTTTTTCTCTTTTTATCCTGTTTGCTAGACATCCATCGGATGTAAATCTCATCAGTCCGACTTAGTTCTTTCAGCCTTACTGTTGGATATTCAATCTTACCGGGACGGCATATTGGGCTTATTGCTCCCATTTTTCTCCATCTTAATACATTGGCTTTACCATAAAGAGCTTCTGCTTTCCTTTGGGAAATGTAAGCTGGATCATCTTTATCCTCTTTGGCGAAGGTGTTTATCTTCGCCGCTAAGTCACGAATGAAGTCGCTATAGGACACGGATCTATCAGGAAATGTTATCTCGGCTATCATGATGGATTACTTTTAATTTCTACACCTCTATACCTTTCCCTCGCAATCTTCCTTATCAAGAAGGAGTTGTCGGAGTTCGTGATGCCTTTTAGGGCGTGCCTTATACATGGTTCGGACAGCCCCGTGTCCTTGGCTAGCTTTCTTATTGTCCCATACGGGACTACAATTTCATTGAATCTCATGCTTATTATATCTTAAATGTTTATATTTGCATACTAACCCGAAATGTTTCGGATTGAAAACGTGTTTTGTTCTTAACACGATGTAAAAGTAAGTCTAATTGGATTAACAACAAAATAAAATAACACAATTCTAGTCTGTATAGACTATGTTATAAAACATAAAAATATGGAAGATTCAGTAAAACAAAGACTTAGGGGTTTCTTGAAAGAGCAAAACATGTCTATTAATCAAATAAGTTTGAATGCAAATTATCCTCAATCAACCTTGAATAAGCAAATTAACAAAGAGACTTCGATGTCGTTGTCTACTCTGTTAGTCTTATTAGACTTGTTTTCAGAATTATCGGCAGAATGGCTTTTACGAGGCGAAGGTAGTATGTTAAAGACTGTAACTTCAAATGATACGTCAGCCTCTTCGGATGATAAAGTAAAAGATGTCGCTTATTGGAAACACGTGGCTCTTTCCATGAGTGAGGAGGTGACAGAGAAGAAAGATCGTATTAAAGAATTGGAAAGAGAACTTCAGCGATTAGGTGATGAGTTGGATCAACGTTTATTAAAGGAGGAGAGAAGGGGAGCATCTGGCAAGGCTTCCAAGACTGCCTAGGTAAAAGACATAGATCGTGTTGTATAACATGTAAAAGATCGCATCATATAGGATCGTTTTCGTGTTATAATAAGACAATTCATCATGTTAGTCTAATGAAACAAAAAACAAGTTCTTTGTCGGATCTAATCCACCCGATAGAGATATCTGCTGATGAGCAGGAAGAAGTTAAGGTTTATCCTTATGGAAAGTTGGTTCCATATCGAAGGGTAGGGAATAAGGTGTATGTGCGTTATATAAGAATATAGCACATAGTTTTTTTGAAAGAGGCCGTTAATGCGGTCTTTTTTTATGCTTATATATTATATGTACGCGCACGAGGAAACATATGGATTTTTTAGTATATTGCGAAGCGTTTGAAAATGACGGTATGTGCTGTGGTTGATTTTAACTGTTCCAATGACTTACTTTTAAGCTTTTCGGCAGTTATTGAAGTGTCAAAAATTAAACCTAAATGTTTGTATATTGTTTTACCTTTTTTGCTAAACATCTGATAATCATATATAGAATTACTGCGGCGCAAGCGGCTATAGAAGGATAGGCTGTTAAAAACTGCAAGTCTTAAATATCAATATATAAGGCTGATAGACGGGTTGAGTCTTGTTTATCAGCCTTATATTTTTATGTCATTATTAGCGTAAAATGATCTGAATGATATGTGATGTTTACACTTTGTTTGCTATATTTGCACATGGCGTTTACACCGTGTTTACACCATAAATTTAATGTATAAAGTGTTGATATATGGCAACTTTTAAGATTTGTGTTAGAAAGCAGCGTTCTGATGGCTTCTATCCTGTTTACATCAGAGTAACCCATAACCGTAAATCCTCTTATATAAAAATGGATAAAATGGTTGATAAAAAAGGGTTGACTCGCACGGGGGAGGTGAAAGATCCTTTTGTCGTATCCTTCTGTTCAGATGTAATCATGCGATATGTGGAGAGAGCGAACAAAGAGGATATATCGCAATGGGATGTAAAAACCCTAGTGGAATATCTGGAAAAAGCGGATGAGGATATCTGTTTTTCTGATTATGCGAGAAAGTATAAACGGGAAATGGAAACAGTTAGAGGCATGGCCCGTAACGCCAAGAATTATGAGTTGGCCTATTGTCATCTTGAGAGATTTGCGGGAACTAGCAAGTTGATGTTTTCCCGGTTTACCACGAAATTCATAAATGACTGGATAAAAACCTTATTGCCAACGGCAAGGGCGAAAGAAATGTATCCTGTTAATGTTCGCCAGATTTTTAAAGCTGCAATAAATGAGTTCAACGATTACGATAGGGGCATAATCAGGATCAAGACTAATCCTTGGCTAAAGGTAAAAATCCCCAATGCGGACACCCCCGATCACAGGGCCTTGGATGCGGACTTCGTTCGTGAGTTTTTCGCCACACCCATACCTCCGACAAAGATGATATTATCACTTCCAGAGTTGGCTAGGGATGTAGCCTTGATGGTCTTTTGCTTGGCAGGAATTAATACCGTAGACCTTTTTAGGGCAAAGAAGTCCAATTTGAAAGGCTGGACATTCTGTTATAATAGGGCTAAGACCCAAAAATTCAGAAGGGATAAGGCGTATATGGAGATTATTGTTCCGGATATTCTCCGTCCTGTCATGGAAAAATACTTTACACCGGATGATGATGAGTTTTTGTTTAATTTCCATAAAACCTATCGTGATGACGATTCTTTTAACGCAAATATGAACTCTGGATTGAAACGTATTTGCAAACATGGCGGTCTCAATGCTATATGTATGTATAATTTCCGGCATTCATGGGGAACCATAGCGAGAAACGATATAAAAGCCTCAATGTATGACGTGGCTTTCTGTATGAATCATTCAAGCGCTCATAAGACTACAGAGATATATGTAAGACCGGATTACTCTATAGTCTCTGAGATAAACAATAAGGTTATTGATTTTGTATTTAACCAAAAAAAGGAAGAAATGGTATATGAGGATCCTGTGAAATATTACCCTGATGATCAGATGAAAATATCTTTTAGACAGATGATTAAAGGCAGTGTCATATATCAAGGCAAGGAGATATTCTCATTTACGGATATAGGATATAATAACATTGACGAAATAATAAAAAAGCTAGCGGGGCATGTCCCGTCGTTTGTTCCAGATGGAGCCAAGGTTGATTTTAGGATAGACAATTTAGATAAAGGCGAATACCGGATATTTATGAGACAAAAAGGAAAAGGCTTTTGATACTTATAAGACAAATAGACCAATAAAAAACGCCCGTGTCAGAAAAAACACGGGCGTTATACTTTTGGCATGCGACAAATAGGACAATTTTAGAGACTGGTATCATGCCGGACAAAATCAAGCTCATAACCTAGAGCGTCTCCGATCTTTGATAACAGGTCGATGCCCGTGCTGTATTTCCCGGACTCAATCCGGGCGATATTCCCTTGGCTGATCCCTGTAAGATCAGCCAGCTTGTATTGAGATATACCGGCCTCCATGCGGAGCCGGGATATCCTTTTGCCGATTCTTTCTCTATCATTTCCCATACTGCGGATTTTTTCATTCTATATCTTCTATCGCATAATCTCCAGATGCAGCAGGAGCAAGCTCATTTACAATACTGTCAATTTTTTCCGCATCTTCATCAGATATTTCGATCTGCATATTTTCATTGCAGATCATTTCTATCCCGTTATTTTCCAGAATCTCTAATAACTCGCTATTTTTGCAATATAATGTCTTCATTTTTATTACGCCGCTTATCCGTTGCCGCCGGTTCTATTGTTATTTTGATATTGCAAATGTAATATCAAATTTGATATCATGCAAGGCTTTGGTAAATTATTTTATATGTTTTATGGCATATTTTCTTTCTCTTTCTCCTCCAGTACCTTTTTAAGCTGATATAGGCTCAAAATATCATACTCAAATGTCGGATTTTCCCAGTTTCTTCGGACGGAGTTTGTCTGTACAGCAATGAATTTATGGAGGTCAAATATGTATTGACACGGGCTTAGTCTGATTTCGTTAAATGTGATCTCGTAGTTGTCGAACCACTCCAAAAGTTGTTTTAGTTCCTCGTTCATGGTTATACAATAAAATTTGTTCTCGCAAATATGCCAATAATGCCTATATGACCGGACCTAACTATGTACGAATGATTCGTAGATGATAGAAAACAGTATAGAATAGTTGATTTTTTGGTGTCCGATGGGAGATAATGATCAAAGTAACAAACACGAGTCACTTTATTTATCTCTTTTGCGAGAAAACAGTAGATTATGATCGGAGCGATAGTTGGAGCCGCCAGTTCCTTGGCGAGTGGCATTGCCGGGGGAATAAAGGCAAGGAAGGCGGCTAGAAAAGCGAACGCCGTGTTGGATAAACAGGCAAAGGAGAATGAGGATTGGTTTAACCGTAGGTATAACGAGGATTATACCCAAAGCGCAGAGGCGCAAGCCGCCTTGACCAAGGCAAGGGAATTAGCGGATGAGCAGTATCGTAAGGCCTCCGGTACCGCCGCGGTCGTAGGAGCTACTGATGAGTCCGTAGCTCAGGCCAAGAAAGCGGCTAACGAGGTGATATCCGATACCGCCAGTGGTATAGCCACTAACGCAACCGCACGGAAGGATGCCGTGGAATCCCAATATCTCAACACCAAGAATAATATCAGTAACCAAAGGCTGTCTATCTATAATCAACAGGCGGCAAACGCCACGCAAGCGGCTAATCAAGGATTACAGGCCGGGATGGGTCTCGTTGGGGCTGACGCGCAAGCCTATCTTGACAAGGGTAAGGGATTATTTGAGTCTATATTCAAAAAGTAAACAACAATGACATTAGAGGAAAGATATAATAGGAAAAGGACCCCGGTCGTTCAGAGGCCGGAATTGTCCACTACGCCATTGGTTGAGCCGGAGGTTGCCGGAAGCCAGAACCCTATAGCTCCAACCGTGGATAATACGGATGAGACCACTCTACAAGCTAACGTTGGCGAACCTCAAATGAACGATTACCAATGGAACCAAAGGCTTTATGAGACGCTCTTTCAAAAGCCGATAAGCCAAGAGGAGGAGGAGAGAAGAAAACGGGCCGCTTCCGTAGCTACTGGAATCGGGCATCTAGGCAATGTGTTGTCTTCCTTCTCCAATTTGGCATTCGCGGGAGAGGCACCTTCGCAGAAACTACCCACCGTAGCTGATCCTAAACTACAATCCTATTCTGACAGGTTGGAGGCTATCAGGCAAAGATACGGGGCCGGGTATCTGGCCGCAAGGCAAAACGACACGAATAATTATCAAAGGGCATTGCTGCTTTATAGACAAGATCAGGCGAGAAAAGCCCAGAATGATTTGGAAAAGGCCAAGATCGCGCAAAGTGCCGCTCAATTCGCAATAAAGAATGACAGGGAGGAGCGGAAGATGAAACAGGATGCCGCATATAAAGAGAGAGAGTTGGGTATAAGGCAATCCAACCTCCGTAGTCTTGAGAAATATCGTACCGCTAAAGCTAATGGTTCTGGGGCGGATAAGTCTATTGACATCATCGGTAGAAACGGTAAACGTTTCACTTTGTCCGGTAAGGATAAAGATGGGGTTATCGCTTATATGTATAAGAGGATGTTAGAGTATGCGGAAGATCATCCAAAAGAGAATAAGAGTATATCGGATATATCGTGGCAGTTTGGTGAAGGTGGAGACCAAAAGACCAAACAAGCCGCTATTGTCATGAGTAATATTCAGAATTTCCCGGAATTATACGATGAGTTTGATCAGATAATTGGATCGGGAGGTTCTTCTACTAGTACTAACAAGAAAAGTATAGGTTGGGATAATAATTCGAGTTCTAAAAATGTAGGTTGGTAAAATTATGGAAGTGAACAATACCAGAAAATTATATGACGCTTTAAAAAGCGATGGATATACTGATTTGGGCGATTTTTCCTCTTTTGAGGGGAAATTGAAAGACTCAGGTAAGCGTGAAATGCTTTATGATGTCTTGAAAAAAGATGGATGGCAAGATTTAGGAGATTTCTCCCAATTCGAGAGTAAATTAGGCTATGCTCCAATTAATAACGAGAATATTAAAGAGACAGACTATGTTTCCCAATCAAGTGTTAATCCTCCTCCTATATCCCTAAGACAAGAGGTTGATATTCCCAAATCAGATCAATCCGAGTATGTTAATCCATGGGATAATTCTGCCGATTATAATTTTGAGTCCTTGCGTAAAAAAGGAAAGATTGAGACCGCTACTCCTCCACCTCCTACGGAGTATGAGAAGGATTCTTCTTTTATGAATACTTGGGCTGGAGACGCTATACAGAAGCTAAACGCAGGAGGAGCCGATCTTGGTGCCGGTATCTTTGGGGTATTGGATAAGGTGTCCAAAGGACTGGAATCCGCAACGGGAGGACTGATCCCACGTGGCGGGGCATTCAAGGATATCTCAGATAGATTTAAGGCTGATGCGGAGTTTTCCCGGGCAAGGTCAAACAGATACAATGGCAAGGATTTCACCGATCTTTGGAAAGAAGGGAATTATATGGGTGCCATAGGCGATATAGCCTTGCAAGGCGTAGAGTCGCTTCCGATGTCAATCGGGGCCATGGCCGCTACAATGGCCGGAGCTCCAGCGGCCGGACTCGCAGGTATAGGGTCAATAGTGGCTAGCCAGAAATATGATGATCTTGACCAGAATAACCCAAACATGGGAGAGTTCGCAAAGGTATCTAACGCTATTCTTACTGGTACGGCAGAATCCTTGTCTGAGATGCTGGGCGCTGGCGTATCCAAGGCTTGGATGTCAACCTTATTCAAGACGCTAGGAAAGGAAAAGGCGCAAGAGGCTATCAAACGTGGCATAATGGGTAAGATGCAAGAGTTCTATAAAAAATTCGGTATGTTTTTCGAGCCTGTAAATGAAGGTATCGAAGAGGTGTCTTCCACGCTAGCGGAGAATATAACGGATAAGATAACTGGTGCGGATCCGGAAAGGGATTTGACCGATGGTGTATTGCAGAGTTTTGTCTATGGTATGGGAGGCGGCGCTTATTTTACTGGAGCCGGAGCGTTGGCTAAAGGTGCGCAATACGTAGCGGATAAAATAGGAGGCAAACAGGCTCAGCAGCCTATCACCGATTCCAATGTAACAGATCAAGGCGTTGAAACTCCTCCTCTATTAACTAAGTCAAGGTTTGCCGAGGCAGAGGAAGAAGGTCGAAATATGACTGATCCGGGCGATATACGGACGGCGAGCAAAAAAATGGAAGAGACAAGGCTTTCCCTATCTGGAATGGTTCCGGGTTTGGCTAGTACGATAGAAAGCTATGTGGATGATGGAGCTAGCGAGGCCCAAGTGATGAGTCTTCTTGATGGAGTTAATGCGGATGCCCGTCCGTTAGCCGAGGATTTCTACGCTGATTATCTCAGGATATCCGGTTTGCAGGATCGTATAGGCGAGGAAATAGACAATGAGGTTGAAACTTACGTTGCCAATAATATTACTCCTTATGTTACCACGAATCCTGATGGTCAGTCTATCGTTACCACGGCTACGCTTAGCGAGGGAAATGTGGAAAGACCTGTGTACGTTAGGAGTATCGAGGGAGATAAGGCCGTTATTTCCGATAACGGACAGGATCGGATGGTCTCGGTGAAAAGGTTGAGCGATATAGTAGAGCAAGATGCCGGTCATATGAGACGGACCTATGAGGATCAATTATTGGCTACCCGCCAGTCCGAGCTTGACATGACCATGCATCATAATCCCAAGACGCAATTACCAAAGCCGGGGTTGATCGTATGGAACGGGGATAATGCGTTTATCCTTCAAGGACAAGATGAGAACGGTGATTGGATCGCTCAACCTGCGGCTTATGATAGAGAAACCGGGCAGGTGACAGCCAAGAATGGCTCTTCTCCAGCAATGCCTATAACAGAGAATGAGATTCTTGATCTTCAAGATGCCATATATGACGCTCAACAAGTTAATGTGGTGTCGCCAGAGGATGATAATGTTGCAAGTGCTGATGCCGAGATAACCTCTGCACCTCCCGTGGAAGATGCGATCAACCAGCCAACGAGTGAGATTGAGACGGAAGGTGCCATTGATCAGATAGCACAACCTAGCAATGTGGAGAATCCTTCCATGGTTATGCGAGAAGATGGTACACCCGATTTCGTATCATCAGGAACGGATATGGCCTTGGATTTCCTCTATGATAAATATGGCGATAAGATGCCAAGGAAGATCGAGGTGACGAGAAAGTCTTTCGATGAAAGCCTTAAAAAAGCGTCTGATGCCTTGGAAAAGGCGCAAGAGGCATACGATGATGCCCCTATCGGAAAAGAGGATAAGGCCGAGGCCGCATTGATAAAAGCCCGACAAGAATATGAGGCGATCAAGGTCGAGGCTGATTTCTGGGCTAATCTTGATGATGATATCAAGGAGGCCAGCAAGAAGCCGGGTGATGTCATAGCGAAGGAGATCTCCGTGATAGGTGATCCTATGAGCGGAGAGGAGCTTGCGGCCATGATGCTGGCTAATGGGGCGATCAAATTGACACGTGACAGTTACAAGAAAGAGACCGGTGCCGGGAATAATGAGACAGCGAGGATGTTCGGACTGTTCGCCTCTCCGGAGAAAGGCGGTGTTAATATAGAGAGGGCAGGTGAGATATTGGAGCTTGCCGATAGGGAGAATGGAACTAACTTCTTCGATGAGAACGATACGAATGCCGGAAGGGACGCTATCATAGAGGTCTTGTCTTCCGCTCGTACACGTGGAGACTTGATCGATTATGTCAAGAGGAACCGTGAGGCGATCGCTGAGCGTGAGAGACAGGCCGAGTACAACGCTTACGCTGAGTGGTGCGAGGAGAATTATCATATGTCCCCGGAAGAATACGAGGCGTATGAGGAAAGCATGGTACGTGATTTCTCGGAGAAACAATTGACTGATGAGGAGCGAGACGAGCTTGATTCGCAAATCGTGGATGAAATACAGGCCATAATTGACGAACAAAATGAAATAGACGCTATCTTAGCGCAAAATAAACCGATAGAAAATGAAAACATTGAAGGAAATGACGAAAGCGGAGGCGATGGCTTACGCGAGGGAGGCGGCGAGGTACTGCCAAGAGAACAACTTGATCAGACCGGGGGAACTGGAGAGGTTGAGGGAAGAGAATCGGCTGGCCCCGACATTGATCGCACGGATGGAGCTACACAAGAAGGCTCATCAAGGGGACTAGTTCCTTTTGTCGCTCCTTCTCCAAAGGAGAATGAGAACCCCTTGGACTATGCCGAGCGCATAGTGGAGGCTAAGAGATTGCACGATGAGGAGCTAAAGGTTGACACCAATCCAACCGAGGCGCAGAAAGAGGCCGGCAATTACAAGAAAGGCCATATAAAGATAAACGGTTTCGATATCACCATAGAGCAGCCCGCCGGTTCCGTCCGTTCCGGTAAGGACGCTAATGGAAAAGAGTGGTCTGTTACCATGAACAACACTTACGGTTACATTCGAGGTACTGAAAGTGTGGATGGTGATCATATAGACGTATTCCTAGGTCCGGATATGAATAGTGACATGGTGTATGTCGTGGATCAGGTGAATACTGATGGCTCATTCGATGAGCATAAGGTTATGATGGGATTCTCTTCCTTGGAAGACGCTAGGTCCGCTTACTTGTCAAACTATGAGGAAGGTTGGCAAGGTTTAGGCAACATTACCGGGGTAGCGTTGGATGAGTTCAAGAAATGGATTGATTCCTCGACTCGCAAAACAAAGCCCTTCTATGAGTATAAGGGAATTAAACAGGAGGAAGGCGATATTTCTAAAAATAATGATTCTGATAATTATAGCATTGTTCCCTCCCAATATACTACCAAGAAAGGAAAAGTTCTTGATATGCGGTTATTGAAGTTCGGTAATGAATTATCGAAGGAACAGCAACGTGCCGCCAAAGAGCTGGCCAAGGCTGAAAAGGGTTGGTATGACAGGGAACAGCGAGGTTTCATGATGCGTAGCGATGAAAGCGCAAGGCGGTTGGCCGATACCATTCTTGGCGATACCGATGCCGTAAGCGATGCGCAACCTATTTCTCTTGAAGACACACGCAGGGTTGTAGAGCCTCAAAAGGTAAATGTAGAAAACCTTATTGGTGATATCAACGATAAGGGCAAAGCCAAATTGAGTGATCGTACCGTTACCCCTAGCGGTAACCGCCTTGTTACCGATGAACGGTATGCGGAACTCCGTGAGCGCATGCGCAGGAAACTAGGCGGTCAAATGAATATGGGTGTTGATCCTGAGATATTGGCGATAGGTACTGAAATGGCGGTTTATCATATAGAGAAAGGATTGCGTAAGTTCTCTGATTACTCAAAGGCAATGATCGATGATCTAGGTGACGCTATACGACCGTATCTTAAAGCATTCTACAATGGAGCGAGGGATTTGCCCGAAGTAGGAGATAACGGATGGGATAAGGATATGACCGCTTATGAGGATGTCCGTTCATTTGATGTAGCTAATTTTGATAAGCCTGTCCCGGATATAATGGATGCCGCCGAGACCGTGGTTAGAGAGACAGAGATTGCCAGACAAGCGAGTGCCGCGAAGAAAAAAATAAAAAATAGCCGGAAAAAGCAAACGGACAACAAAGACAAACCATTACCTTTGTATGGTAACGATTTATTCACTCCTAATAATATTAAAGACAATGAGCAAGGAAATTCAAGAGCGGATCAAGGCGTGGGAAGAAAAGCACGGGAAGAGGATCGAGGATCTGAACGCGGAGGAGACCGTGGAGGCGTGCATGGAAGTGATGTGCTTGACACGGAGCGAGGCCGAGGAATACCTATCAGCGACAGCGACAAGCGGCCTGTTGTAAGGAATCAAAACAATTTCAGCTTCCCGGAGAAAGGTATTGAGCTTCCTTCCGGTGATATATCCAAGCTAAAAGCCAATATTGAGGCGATAGAAACGCTGAAAGACGTAGAGGACGGCCAAGGAAAACCTACCCCGGAACAACAAGCCAAGATGTCAAGGTACGTTGGATGGGGAGGTTTGGCCGAAGCCTTGAACGAAGGCAAATACAACGCACGTGACAACAATTGGACTAAGGATCGAAATTGGAATGATAAGTATCTACGTTATTACGAGAAACTAAAATCCTTATTAAGTAAAGAAGAGTTCGACAGTGCCGTCCGTTCCACGACAACCTCTCATTATACCCCGTCCGAGGTCGTGGAAAGCTTATGGGGAATAACGGAGAAACTTGGATTCAAGGGCGGCAATATCAGTGAACCCGCCATGGGTATAGGTAACATAATCGGTATGATGCCTAAGTCTATATCTGAAAAATCAAGTATAAGCGGGTTCGAGATAGATAGTTTGTCCGGTCGTATGGCAAAGGCCTTATATCCTGACGCTAATATAAAGGTACAAGGATATGAGAAAGCGTTTTCTCCAAACTCGAAAGATTTAGTTATCACCAACGTCCCATTCGGGAAAAACGCTCCATATGATAAGGTTTTAGATAAGCAATTCAGGAAGAAACTTGGTTCCTCTTATAATCTCCATAATTATTTTATCCTAAAGGGGCTTCTGGAATTGAAAGAAGGTGGTCTCGGCGTATTCGTCACGTCATCGGCTACGATGGATGGGGCCGATAGTAAGTTCCGTGAGTACGTGAGTGGAAACGGCTATGATCTGGTCGGAGCTATCCGATTGCCTAATGACGCTTTCCAGAAAGGGGCCGGCACGAGTGTCACGGCTGACATCGTTATATTCCGTAAAAGAAAGTATGGGGAACCTTCGAATGGGATAGGGTTCGCTACTACAACGCAAATAGGTGAAGGAACTTATATGGAGGACGGGGATAAAAGGAGCAAGCCTATCATGGTTAACGAGTATTTCTCCAATCATCCCGATATGATGTTAGGTGATATGATGACCGCTTATGACGCTGGTAGCGGAGGTCTATATAGTGGAGCGTCCCAGACATTGAAAGCCAAACCCGGGGCCGATTTAAGCAAGGAGCTATTTAACGCTATTGATAACTTACCAAAGAATATCCTATCAGGTGTTGTAGAGACTAAAGGGCCGGAGGTTGTGGGTGACTCCACTTTGAAAGATGGTACTATTACCGTCCAGAATGGCAATGTCTTTGTTTTAGATGGAGAGTCGTTAAAACCGATTAAGGCAAATCCTACGTTCGTTCATAATGGTAAGACCCGAAAAATAGAGGATGCGGTAAATGATTACAATGATATAAAGAAAAATCTATACGATCTTATCCATGATGAGCAAACAAAGGGTGTGGACCCCGAGCCCGCGAGGAAAAGGCTAAACAAAGTATATGATGCTTTCGTGTCCAAATATGGGACACTTAACAGGAACAAGGCTTTGGACGATATTTTCGCCGAGGATGTTGAGCATGGATTACCCTTCTCTTTGGAGACCGTTAGAAGGGTACCTTCCACGACCGGAAAATCCATGGTCTGGGAAGTCTCGAAAGCGGATGGTATCTTGAATAAGCGTGTAAGTTATCCATTCGAGCTACCGACAAAAGCGGATAATGTCTTGGATGCCGTCAATATAAGCAAGTCATATAAAGGTAATATTGATATACCTTATATCTCGGAGATAACGGGTATGGATGAGGTGAACGTGACAAACGAGATACTAGAGAAGGGAATTGCTTATAGGGATCCTGTTACCGGCAATATAATAGATAAGAGCGAATATCTCTCTGGAAACGTAAAAGATAAGTTGGTAGAGGCTAAGGCGGCCTTGGAAGATCATCCGGAGTTTCAAAAAAACGTGGATGACTTGGAAGCCGTACAGCCAGAACGTATACCCTATGGTGAGATAAGTTATCGACTGGGGACTACATGGATCCCGTCTGAGTTTATAAATAATTTCGCTGATAATGTACTGGGTATATCTTACGCTAACGCTATTTTTATCCCGGAGATCGGTGAGTATATTCTTGATAAGAGGGCGTTCATAACCGATTACGCTAAAGCCGGTCAATTCAAGACTGAGAGAATGGACGCTATAGACGTGTTCAAGGCCGCTCTTAACCAACGTAAACCCAAGGTTTATGACGAGATTAAATATTATGAGGACGGTAAGCAGAAAACGAGAAGGGTCGTAAACGAGCAGGAGACACAGGCCGTTGCCGAGAAAATATCCGACATGTCCGATAAGTTTGTGGAGTATATTGATTCTAAAACGATGTTCCATGGTCGTATTGAGGACGTGTATAATGATAAATATAACAACTATGTACTAAAAAAGTATGACAAACCGGTTTTTGAGCATTATCCTAACGCTAATAAGAATATAACGCTTAGGGATCACCAGAGCAAGGCGGTGCAACGTTGTCTATCCGAGAGCACGTTACTCGCTCACCAAGTCGGTACGGGAAAGACCTTTACCATGATTACGTCCGCTATGGAAATGAGACGGCTAGGTATAGCGAAGAAACCCATGATCGTTGTCCAAAACGCTACCCTAGAGGATTTCGTCCGTGACTTTTATAAACTGTATCCTTCCGCTAAGATTCTATCTCCGACAAAGGAGGAGCGTAATGCCGATAATAGGACAAGGCTGTTCAATCTTATAGCTACCGGAGATTTTGACGCTATCGTTGTCCCACAGTCATTCATGGCGTTTATCCCGGATAGCGAGGAAAGGAAAAAGGCATATATCCAAAAGCGTATAGATGATTTTGAGGAGGCTGTCGATCGCATAGAAGACAAGGCTTTACAGGAGAGATTGAAAAGGGAGGCCAAAAGTATGCGTGATTCTCTGGAAGGTATAAAGAAAGGGAAAAACGTAAAGGGCAAGGCAAAGACAGCGGAGACTATCACGGCCAAGACGGAGCGTATTCTTGACAGACGGACTGATAACGTCATGACGTTTGAGCAAATGGGTGTTGACGCTTTGTTCATTGACGAGGCGCATAATTATAAGAAGATCGGGTTTCCAAGCAAGATGTCGAACGTTAAAGGTATCGATACGAGCGCATCACAAAGAGCTAATAGTATGTTGCTAAAAGCCCAATGGATATCTGAGAATAATGGTGGTCGAAACGTGGTTCTGGCAACCGGTACCCCTATCACTAATACAATGGCAGAGGTCTGGACTATGATGAATTTCGTGGCACCCGATATCCTAGACGCATATAATATCAATAGCTTTGACGAGTTCGCTACCACTTTTGGAACGGTTGAGCCGTCATTGGAGTTTACCGCTACCGGTAACTTTAAGATAGCCGAGAGGTTCAAGAGCTATACGAATGTCCCGGAGCTTATAAAGGCGTTCCGGAGCCATACGGACGTTGTCTTGACAGAGGATGTCAAGGAGTTCAAGGAAGACAAGAATATCCCTAAGTTGAAAGACAATAAGATGACCAATGTCATTGTCGAGAAGAACGAGGACTTGGAGGATGTCATGCAAACCCTTATCAAGGAATTAGAGGATTATAACAAATTGACAGGAAAAGAGAAGAAGGATAAGAGCGCACTACCCTTGGTCGTGTTCAGCAAGGCTAAACAGGCTGCGATTGACCTTCGCTTGCTTAATCCTACATTTCCCGACAATCCTGATAGCAAGACAAACAAGGTGGTCGATAACGTGTTGAGATTATATAAGGAGAGCGATAAGGACAAAGGCACGCAACTTATATTCTGCGATAGTTATCAATCCCCTTCTGAGACTCCAAAAATGGATTTATTCGATGTCGATTTATCTGTTCCTCAGTTTAATTTGTACAATGATATAAAGGAAAAGCTTATCAAGGGAGGTATTCCGTCTAATCAGATAGCTATCGTTGGCAATTATGAGGGAGAAAGGAGAAACGCCTTGTTCGATAAGGTCCGTAATGGGGATGTGCGCATTCTTATTGGAAGCACGGAGAAAATGGGAGTGGGTGTCAACGTGCAAGATCGTCTATTCGCCCTGCATCATATTGACGCTCCAATCAGGCCTATGGATTTTGAGCAACGCAACGGTCGTATCTTACGACAAGGAAACTTATACGCCACATGGGATAAACCGGTGAACATCGTCACATATGGCGTTAAAGGTACCCTTGACGCTACCGCCTATGACAGGCTTCGTATAAAACAAAACTTCATCAACCAAATGATGAAAGGCGATATATCGTCTCGTGTCATGGAGGAGCAAGACGATAGTGATCCGTCTGGAATGACATTTAGTGAGATGGCGGCGACGTTATCAGGAGATAAGACCGCCCAACTGCTGTTTGTGGCACAGAACAAGTTAAAGAAATTGCAAAACTCCAAGAGGAGCGATCTTAACAGTAAGTCTTCCATGCGTGGCTCTATATCTAACTCCAAACTTAGGATACAAGAATACAACAGCCGGAAGGATATCATGGAAAGGAACGCCAATATCGTAAAAGAGAACTTCCCTGATGGGGTTGAGTCCGTGACTGTTAAAGGCAATACTTTCAGCGATGGTATATCGAATGAGCTTACGCCCATTATTGATGATTACTATGATAGATATACGCTTGACAGAAACACCCCTCCTCTGAAAATCAGTCTCAATGGAGGAAAAGGCGAGGCAATCGTGCATTTCAATGAAGGAATGATGGTCTATAGTTTATATTTAGGAAAGGAAAAACTGGTTGAGAATCGTGATTTTAGCGGCGGCAAGGGTTTGATGGCTAGCATTGACAGGCAGTTGGGGATTCCCGCTAAATCCGTCTCAGATATAGCCGCTAAAATAAAGGCAGAGGAAAACAAGATAGCGGGATTAGAGGAAGCCGTTAAGAAACCGTGGGGAAAAGAGGATGAACTTAATGCGGCTCAGGCAGAGGTTAATGATCTGCAGAGACAATTAGTTGAAAAAGCTAAAGCTGAGGATATTCAGTTAGAATCAACTCTTGACGTTGATGGTACGTTGGTAAAAGAGGAAGGAGAGACTCGATTTCGATTCATGGGAGTAGATACAACTAATAATCAGGATAATGTAAGTTCTATTGAATCCTCAATCAACGATTGGTCAAACAAGCTTAATACCCCTGTCAGGGTAATCCATGACGTGGACGATATAAACGATACGGATGAGAATATGTTGGCCCGTAAGAGAGATTCCAAAGGCTGGTATAATACTTCTACCGGGGAGATAGTCATAGTATCACCTAATTCCACGTCCGTAGGTGACGCTCAAAGGACTTTCCTCCATGAAGTGGTAGGGCATCATGGGTTACGTGAGCTATTCGGGGATGATTTCGATACTTTCCTTGATAACGTGTATCGGAACGCCAACGAGGATATCCGGAAAAATATCATAGACCGGACTAAAGGCAATCCTCTTAACTTGCGTGAGGCTACAGAGGAATACATCGCTGAATTAGCGGAACGTGGTTTCGATAACAAGGCCGAGCGTTCGTTATGGGAAAAGATCAAGGACGCTTTTCTTGATATGTTGAGAAAGGCCGGTATTAGCCTTGATTTCAAGTTATCGGATAATGACCTCCGTTATATTCTCTGGAGAAGCTATAAGAACTTGGAGCAAGGAAACTTGATGGATGTGGCCGAGGATATCGTGATGAGAAACAGATTAGGTCTTAACAATATAAATTTGAACGAAAATGGATCAATCGCAAGAGATATTGAACCTGAAAAAGGAAAACAACCTTCTGAAACAAAAGGTACTGGAAGGGAACTCGAGACAATCGATGGCGTTGATGAGAACGGAAACGAAAGTGAACGAGACCATATCGATGAACCAAGGGGAGTTGAAAACGCTATTGACGGAACTGAAAACACAACTGACCGAAATGGAAGGGAGATTGATGGAAAAGTTGACAACGATGGAGACCAACTTGACGGAGGAGATACGGGCGATAGGAGCGGAAGTGTCCGGGATGGAATCGGCGATGAGCGGACTGTCATCGGACGTGCAGGATCTGAAAACAAGGGTAGAGGCGTTGGAGAAAGCGTAAGGGAAAAGACGGATGATTTCGCTTTCGCAGAGAGGATAAAGAAAGAAAATGATAACATCCGGCTCCGGGAGGCTAAATCGGAAGTGGAGGATGAAGAACCCCTAAACAAGGAAATGGTTGACGCTTGGGATAAAGTGGCATCTTCCGACAGTTTTAAGTTCAAAGAGGCTATGGTTGACTCTTTAACAGCTATAGATGAGTTCTTGAAATTATTGGCCAAGAAAACCAAATCGAAGATACTGGACTATGAGAATCCATATTACTCCCTTATAGCTTTGTCTTCAAAGAATAAGGTGGATATGGATAGTTTCGACTCTAAATTCCTGAATCCTTTGAATGAGGCTATAAGGGCATTGATAGGTGATGCTTCTGAGGTGTCTAAGAAAGGTTTAAGAAGAACTTGGGATTGGTCTAAAGGGGCATTAAGGGATTTGGTTAAATATGTACAAGCTAAACACGGTATCGAGAGAAACCGTGATATGTCCGTAAGGGATGGCATAGAAACTCTTAAGGCGTTTGACGTGGACGCTTTGTCTAAAATGGGGGTTATTTCCGAGTCTGATCTTAAAAACGCTAAAAAAACAGCGGAAAATGTTGCGGAGGAAAAGGGAAGTGAAGCTTACAAAAAGACGTATGACAAGGTTCTTGCGAAGGAACTTAAGAAAGGTGTCGATAAGGAGAAGGCTGAACGATCCGCCGAGATAGCCGCCGATTATCGGAAATCATTGGTCAAATCCGAGATCTATAACAAGGAGATGGATAAATATAAAGAAAAGGTGACCGGAACGTTGATTGATAGGTGGGAAGATTCAAAGAAAGATATCCTTAATAAGGATCTAGCGTGGGACGAGGAACAAAAGGAGTTGGATCGAGAGGCATTGTCATTCCAATGGAAGTTAGGCGATAATTCTTATGGTGTGATTCTAGGAAAGGACTATAGTGGTTTGTCTTCAGTGTTTAAGCCTTCGGAGGATGGAGCGAATAAAGATAAATGGCTTTCTGACGCTTATGATTTCGTGAGAGATTATGAGTCTACCCACAATATGGTTTTAGTCGATAATCTATGGGATAAGGTTCATAACGTGTCAGAGTATACGTTAAGGAGGCAGTATGAGTCTGGGCTGATAAGCAAGTCCTATATGGATAAGAACCTTTCCCGGTTTAAGTACTTTATCCCGTTGAGAGGTTTCTCCGATAATATAGCCTCCGATGTTTATGATTACATAGACGCTACGGAGATAAAGATGGGAAACCCAGTGAAAACCGCAAAAGGACGTATCTCTGAGGCTGATAATCCTTTCGCTGGTTTGATACACGTTGGATACGGATCTATTACCGCAGGAAATAGGAACTTGGCGAAACAACGTTTTCTCAATTTAGCTAGCAATCATGACACTGGCGGTCTTATTACCATAGATAATATCTGGGTTCGAAATGTCGGTACCGAGGAAAATCCGGAATGGGTGGAGTCCATTCCGCAAATACCGGATAACGCTTCTGGCGAGGAAGTGGCCAAGGCGGTGAAAGATCATGAGGAAATGATGAGAGAGCTTAGAGAGGAAGGTAAGGCTGAGCTGATTAAAGGAGGTCGATCGGATATACCATATAAAACATTGTATGACCAGAGAAGCCAGCATCAGGTACAGGTTTTCGTGGGAGGTAACAGGTATGTCATGACCGTTAATGGCAATCCCCGATTGGCGCAAGCGGTAAATGGATTGACTAATCCGGACGTGAAGGATGATCTCGCTTACGTCGTAGCTAGGAACTTGAAAACATTTATGGCTGGAGCTTTTACGTCCAAGAACGTGGCGTTCTCGTTTGCCAACTTGATAAGAGATACGCCTTATGCCAATAACTCCGTGTTTGTGACGGAGAACTTTAGGTATTTCAAGGATTTTTCAGGGAACCAGAGGCGAGCGTTATTTGGACTTCGGAGTTTAGGTCGTAATCTGTATAAATACAGAAGGGGAGAGATCGATATTTCTGATAAGGAACAGGCAATATTTAAGGAGTTCATGGATAATGGAGGGGCTACTGGATATACGTTCGTGGAGACGCAAAAGGAATACGCCAAGGATTTAGCGAACAAGCTAGAGAAACTTTCGGATGGTAATATTGGGAAGTTATCCCCCAAAGAACTAGTCTCTACTGTATTTGAGTGCTTTGAGTTCATGGGTAACGTAGCGGAACTCGTGAACCGATATGCGGCGTATAAGACGAGCCGGGAACATGGAAGATCCATTGATCGGTCAATCAATGATGCCAAGGAGGTATCGGTTAACTTTAACAAGAAAGGTGCCGGAAAGAAAACGAAGAGCGATAAATGGTATATTAACACAGCGGCGTGGATATCTGAGTATGGAAGAGATTGGGTGTTGTTCTTTAACGCCGCCGTTCAAAGCATGTATAAGGAATATTCCATGCTGAGAAATCATCCAATTAAAGGAATAAGTTCCCGTATAGCCCCGCTAATATTCATGGGATCGTCTGTCTCGTTACTCAATAATCTGTTTATGCCTATGCTCTTCGCTTATTTGGGATGGGATAGCGATGATGATGATAGGGATTATTTTGATTCATTGAGCGATCATGAGAGACAGAATAATATATGTATTCGTTTGACTCATGGTCGTTGGCTCAAGATTCCGTTATCTCCGGAGCTTGCCAATTATTTCAAGATCGGAGATATAATTGCCGGGCAATTATCCGGTAAAAGGGAAGTGGAGGCTATGGATGTCGTTAAGACAGGGATTGATATGGTATCCCCGTTAAACATAAACTGGGAGTATGATAGTTGGAAGTTCGCTCTAAATCTCCTGCCTACGGTGGTTCAGCCTATCGCCCAAAACGCCTCTAACGTGAATTTTATGGGTAATCCTATCTATAAGACCTCGATGAATAAGACTAATGATTATGATCCGGAATATACTAAGGTCTACAGGAGTACCAGTACCACTATGGTCGAGTTGTCGAGGGCACTCAACTCGTTAACGGGTGGTGACGATGTCAAGAGAGGCACGAGCTTTAATCCGGCTACTTGGCAGAACATTCTTTCTGGATATACAGGAGGTTTTGGTACCGTGGCATTGGGCGTGTCTGATTTAGTCCTTGATATGCTGTCCGGAGAAAATGGAGATATGCCGGTGAGTCGTTATCCACTGTTAAGCCGTTTCTTGACCGGAGGGGACAAGGATTTGAAGTTGAGCCGGATGAATTCCATATATAACAAGAAGGTCGTAGACTTTATCTCGGAAATGGATCATGATTACAAGGGATATCTAAAGAAAATACAGGATACTTCCGTGGACGATTTCGACAGGGCCGGATATATGGTCAAGTTAAACCAGCTGACCGGTAGCGATGATTACAGGAGATCCATGGTATTGTCACAGTACGTGAAGGCCATATCCGATATGGAGAGGTTCCTTCGTGAGGTCGGTAGCGATAATGATTCTCTGGAGAACCAAGTGTACGAGTTAAAGTTACAGGCGCTGGAGATATTTGAGGATTCAGATGAGTGATAAGATAGCGGGTGGCGTTGGTGTCACCCGATATCTTTTTACATTTTAAATATATTCACTGATCAAGCCAATAAATGCTACTATCGATATAATAGAGGATATGAATATTATCAAAGTGCTTAACCTAAAAATATATATGGATATAATTTCAAGTAAATTCCATGATTCTGTACCTAGTATCATAAACTGTGTCGTATATTCTTTATATCCGGTTTTTATGGTTTTTTTCTCTATAACACGATAACATCCAATAGGAATTAAGAAAATACCAAGGAACATTAAAAAACGGTATCTTACTTCTGATATGCCGTATGGTGTTGTTGATTCTCTGAATCTAATCCCTTCAAGAATTACTCCTAAAATCCTTGCGTCATACAAATAGATGTTTTTCCCTTTTCCATTAGGTTTTCTAGGCTCGAATTTTTCTTTCCATAATATCTTTTTTAAAATAATATCTCGATTGAAAATATAGACTAATATCGCCGATGAAAGGATTGTCATGCTGTTTAAAAAATCTTCCATATTTATTTTTCAAAAAAGTCAGATTGGTTAATTTTTTTTGTTCTCATGTTGCCATTAGACACTTTATGAAGAGTTACTTCATAGTATGGAATAGAAATTCCATTTTCTGTTCTCTCTGAAAACATATTAAAATAGTCTTTATAGTTGGCTTGTGAAGAGTAATGTACATTTGATTGAAACATTCCTAACTTCATTCCATTGAATAATAAATTAGGATTCCAGTCATTTCCATAAACACATTTCATCTCATAAATACCTTCTGGAATATTTCTTATATCATAAGATGTGTGTTTGTTAATATATACATTCCTAATTATCTTTTTACTAGTTATATTTTTTAATATAACAACAGCGTCTTGATCACTTCCATTATTTACCGTTATATAATTATCTTGGCTATCATCATACGAATTAATTCCAAAGTATTCAGTAAATGGAGAATCTCCATTCATAAGATGATTATTCTTATATATATTTGAATCTTCAACTTCTTCAACTATAGGCGCAACCTCTTCAACATAATCATCAATCCTTTGTGTAGGATTTATTGTGTCTGTATTATGGTTATTAATATTGAATAAATTAGCATGGTAAGCTATATATATAGTTATTATTGATATGCAAATAAATATTAATATATTTTTAGAATTAATGCTTGTCTTTTCCCTTTTATATGATCGTTTATTGATTGGACTCTTTTTTTGTTTTTGTATATTCTCTATATCAGACTTACCTCTATTTGTTTTGTCTGTGTTTATTGAATTGAAAATATTTTGCCTATAGGAATTTAAGTCATTATCATATTTTGATCTTCGTTCTGGGTCAGATAATACTTCATATGCCTTTTGTATTTTTATAAATATATCATGTGCATTGTCGCTTTTGTTTTTATCAGGATGATATAATAATGCCTTTTGCCTGTATGCTTTTTGTATTTCTTCAAAAGTAGCACATTCAGTAATTCCAAGAATAGTATAGTATGTATTTATAGACATGTTTTGTGTTTTTTTGCAAAATTACCCAATCTTTACATCCGTTATCCAGCAGGAGGCATGTTTTACGGCATATTTTACTTTTAATTTTATCCCGAGGAATAGTAAAAAAATAAAAAAACTCCCCAAATCCTCACGGACAAGGGAGTTTTTATTATTTAACTATAATCTATATGAATGGTTTTCAGACAACCTTAAACGATCCGATTCTCACGAACTAGAGCGTTTGTAATATCTAAATCCATATCTAAACAAAGACATACTTAATCATCATTGCCGATCCTCCCGGAATAGCAACGGTGGGTATATCCGTCTTAAAATGCTTCCCAATACCACCCAAGGGAAGCTGGAAATATTTATTCAAACTATATTTTATGCCATAAGGAAAGGAGTGTGCCCCCATCCTCCAAAGCTATTCCCTTGACATAAATATACCTCTGGTTCTCACGAAAGAGCGGTATGACATTGATAAAATTATTTTATGAATACAACCTAGTGTAATATCTTTAAGTAATGACTCCGGTCCATCACGGATGAGAGCCATAAGGGGTTATAAATATATAACATACCATATACGCATAAAAAAAACGTGGCGCCGTCGCAACTACCAAGACCCGGCGTCCCCACGCCAACATAACAGGTAGTAAGCAACGGCCCACGTCTTATATATAGATTATATATACAAATAACGTGGGCGTATTGTTGCTATCGGCTCCCTGTTATGTTTATAAATTTTGGGAATTTAGGTCTTTATAGGAGACGATATCTTTAACGCCACAATGTGTGTCACGTCTTATATTCTAATCAGTGACTACGCGAATATACTCTATTTATTTTATATTAGTAAAAAATAAGTCGTATTTTATTTATCTAATATTGATTTTTACAGGGGAAACGTTCATGCGCACGCTATAAACTCGACTCATTTTTGGGATATGAATCAAGATATCCCGTTGATTCTTCTTTGATTATAGAAGGCTTAGGCATATCCTCTGATATGAGCGCTCCTATCATGTCTGTCATCAATATATCGTCGTGATTGCCACGACCGGGAATATTCCCGTAACTACCGTCCGGACGTTGCTCGTATTTGGATGCCTCCTTATACATGCGCTCATCCGGGTCTATGAACATATCGTCCTCGAACGCCACTATGAAATTATCTACCATGTCCTGCTTGGTCTTTTTGTTGGTCTGGAAGCCTATCTTCTTGTATATGCCGTTCCTTATGTCCTCGGGATCCGTCGCCGCTCGCATGTAAAGATTAGGGTAGATATCCTCTATCTTTTTCAGTATGCCACGAATATGATCGCCTTCCTCCACGAACTCGGATGCCTCTGATTTTTTCTTATCAAACGTATTGCTCTCGAAGGCGAGAAGGGCGTTCTTGTAGTATCTGGCGATCTTGACGGCTTTGTAGGCGAGCCAGTCATATCGTATATGACCGTGCCATCTGGCTACCACCTCCGGCTTTCCTCCGCTAAATCGTAAATTCCATCTGTTTATCACTGTTATACATGAGGGGTCTGAGTTCTTGCTACGTCCACCGACATCGACAATAACAAGATACTCGTTGGATGTCCTTGTATCATCGGGCCTCTTCCAGATTCTCAACAGGCCGTTCGGATTCTTGGTGAGAATTATCCTCTTGGTCTTCTCTGATTGGGATATGTCGCCAATGAACTCCGGGGGTGATACGTATCTTTCCCGCATTACCTCGATCGTATAGATATTGAACACGAGATTACCGGAATACTTGAAACACTCGACATCATCGGATGGTGCCTCGGATGCCATCGAGGCGTGATCATGGAACGAGGCCCTTTTCTTGATATACCATTTGATGTGCTCCAGCGTAGCTCCTTTTTCCCATAGAGACCATAGATACTGTCCCGGCTCGCTATTGTCATTAGGGGAGGTCGTGACATCCCTTCCCTCTAATAGATCCAGTATGAAAAGCCGGGTCTCTTTCTTGTCCTTGAATCTTATCATGTCGTTCTCGATAAAGAAGAACGGTATGAATATCGCCTTACGGGATGACGTGCCCTCCTTGGCCATTTGGTACTCATCATAGAAATAACCGGCCATGCCATTAGCTGTAGACTCGGAGATCTCCATGGTCAACGGTCTCTCCAATATATTCGAGTCTATGTTTGTTATAACCTGCTCCGCCGATTTGCCATCCGTTGTTTTCCAGTAGGCTACCTCCGAGAAGTGGGCCATGGCATAGTCCATACCACGTGTTGACTCGAAATTCTCATAAGATGCCACGGTTATCACGTTATCACGTACCTTGTTCCCGGACGGGTCGGTGATTATGGAGTCGGACGCCGAATGCTCGTAAGGGGCGAATTGTAGCTTGTCAACACCATATATAAATCCCGGGATATTATCGAGAACCTTTTTATACATGGCCTTGATACGTTTGGCGGTATCTTTCGTCTGGGCTATAATTACGGAATACCATCCTTCCATGACGAATAGCTGTATCCACGCCATATAGAGCTGTACCAAGGTGGAACCTCCCCATTGCCGGGCTTTCAATAATATTATACGGATCGGGACTCCCTTATGCCTCATTTCCTCCAGAACGGATAGCACGTAACGTTGGGCGTAATTAAGCTCGAAGGGGATCATTTCTCCCGCCTCTTTCGACTTGATCTTAAATAACGAGAAAAAGGCGAAGGACGGGTCTCTCGAGCAACGAGCCCAAAATAGCATGTTGGCCACGTCCTCCTCATTTATCCCATCTGAATCCGGGTACAGCTCGTTGAACCTTATCGTGTAGTCCTTTATGGAACCAGCTTTCAGAACATCTTGATACAGATCGTTCTTGAAAACCTCCTCGGTAAGCCACTGCACCCTTATGGGGTAATCATCTATGACAACCCTATGGATATGCCCCTCCATTCCACGCCCCGTGAATTGGTCATGCGTGCCGAATATATTTTTCAGCCTCTTGTTATTCTCGGCCAATATAGACTCAACCTCTTCCGTGAACGCTAATTTTCTGTATGACTCCATAGATGATATAGGCTATTAGGAATGACAGCAAGTGTATCCTCCAGTTGAATAAGGGGATAAACGCCATGACGATATTGCTCAATATTATTCTCCAAAGGTTTAGTTTATAGGCGTGATATCTGCGGGCGTAACATCCCATGATAAATCCGGACATGCCGCATGTAGGAACCGGCAATGAGGCTAGTGGTACGAACGAGGCCAAGACGCAAGACACGTAACCGATCAGGCATGTTTTCACACGAGGCTTAAACTGGAATAAGGCGATAAGATTTAATGATAAATGAAAGATGTTTGCGTGGGTGAACGTGTAAAGGAAATGGTCGTATGGTATGGAATTGGTATCGAAATAGAAATGTTTACCTGCGAGTTGGAGTATGACGCTTGTCAAGGCGATTATTAATGAAGGAATCAGTCTTTTTAGCTTACCTTCCATTTTTCCTTTCCCGGTTGATGCGTTGTATTATCGCCAACGCCCGTGAATAGGATATGTAAAAACAGGGGGCCGTTTGATAGACCGCGAAAGAGGTGATGAAATAAACGGAGCTTCCCTTGAATTCTCTCTTTTTCTCCAGCTCTTTGTAAATCTCATAAATGTCATCGATCATCTTGTTCCTGATCGATCGACCCTTTTCCTTGGTCTTCCCTTTCCTGATCAGCAGGATTCCCCTATACGCTTGAAGGGTGGAGATCCAGAACCTAGAGGCATGTGAGGATATAGCCCTCATTACCGCCTCTCGGTGGGATTTCACTTCCCTCATCTTCAAAGCACGTCTATAAGCTTCGTAAAGCTCCATGTCCCGCTCTGGGATGAAATCTACGCCATTAACCATAAAGAACGCTTGTTTTGGTGAACATCACAAAGATAAAAAATAGATTCACATGTTTGATTATTCTTAGGGTTCATGGGTTAAATAAAATAATCAAAATAACAAAACGGATATACCTTATTATTTTCCTTTGCCTAAAACAAAATCGATTAAGGTATGGCAGATATATCTAACAAAGAGAGATTCAGACAGAGATACGCCAAACGGAATCCGGATCTTAACATGGATGACGAGGAGGCTTACTACGGCTCGGTCAACCAGTTCATGGACGAGTATGAGGGTTATGAGGGAAACTCTAAGAAAATGCGGGAGAACCTATCGAAGAGTCCAGCTTTCGCCGAGTTGATGGTAGCCGCTAGGGATCAGGATGATTTCGATCCCGTGGTGTGGATGGTACAGAATAAGGGGCTTGACTTAAAAGCCTTGGCCGATGATCCCGATTATTCGCAAAAGCTGGCCGACGCTCATAACGCTTACTTGGAGAAACTGGCGAAACAGGACGAGATCGAGAAACAAATGTCGGAGAATATGCCGGCTAGCGTGGAAGCGATTAGGGCGAAAGCCTCGGAGATGGGCCTTTCCGATGATCAAGCGGAGGAGGTTATAGGCAAGATGTATCAAGTCATGGATGACTTGATCGTCGGTAAATTGGACCCGTCTATTTTCGAGATGATGGCCAAGGGAATGAATTATAACCAAGACGTGGAGGCCGCTCGGGAGGAAGGCGTTGCGGAAGGGATCAACAAGAAAGTTACCGACAAGTTAAAGGATCTTAGCGGTAAGCAGGAAAGACCGAGAGGAAGGCAAGGAGCACGGCAGGAGAAGCCGGTTACGCAAGACGTGAACAATCCATTCGTCGGATGATATGGTAAAAAAGAAGACTATATGTATTGATTTTGATGGCGTGATCCATGATTACTCGAAGGGCTATCAAGGCAAAGATGTTTTTGGGGACATGGTGCCCGGATCGGATACGGCGACTAAGGTCTTAAAGGAAAAAGGATGGACGATTATTATTTATACCACTAGACCGGATACGAAAGCATTACGTGGTTGGCTTAAAGATAAGGGAGTCTTATTTGATTATATCAATGAGAATCCTTCTCAACCAAAGGATAGCTTGAATGGCTCCAAGTTGATCGCTGATATATATCTTGACGACAGGGCCGTTAGATTCAACGGTGAATGGGATTGGATCATGAATGATATAGCGTCGTTCATCCCATGGGGAGAAAAGAATAAGATTGATGACTCTAAGGACAAGATGAAAAAACAATATGAGTCTGGAGAGACGTATAAGAAAAGATGTTTGAATCCATTTTTAGCGGAGGATCCACAAATAATATAACTGATTAAATAAAATAGGTATGAGAGAAAGATTTTTAGACAAGATGTTTTGGGTCAAGGCTTTGTTCTTTGTCTTGGCGGTATTGACCGGTGGAGCGGCTATGGCCGTGGAGATCGGGGGGAATGGAAGTGATACGGATCCCAATGATGGCAAGCCGTTGGAGAACGCGACCCCGGACGCGGCGGGTAAGGGTATTGACCAGCAGGGGCAGGGGGCTACCGGATCCGCGGTCACCGACGCTGATCTGGCCGAGAACAAGGTAGAGGATTACGTCAGTAAATTCCAGGCGTACAAATATCCCATGCACACGGATTTCCTCAAGCTCGCCAAGCAAGTCCATGTCAACACGAAGGAACCGGAGCATTACAATATTGGCGAGGCTATAATGGATTGCGTTACCAAGGCGGCTGTGACCAACACGGACAAGGACGCTGAGGTAAAGCTTAGCTTGTACAAGAATGACGAGAAGTTATTCGCCGAGTGCAACACCGTCTTGGTGGACGGGGTGACCGGATATGATGAGGCGGGCAATTCAGACGGAAGTCCGTTGGTTCTCTATGTCGTATCGGCGGATAAGGCTAACGGTATTATGGTTGCCGCCCTTAACGGCCCGTTGGATGATAGCGGGAACATGTATGTGCCGGACTTGAAAGCGGGCACCGGATTGCATATCATGGCACCGGCAATGAGCGAGAGCGAGGTTGAGATCGCCCCGGATTCCGCTTATCCCAAGAAAGAGATCGCCTACTTGCAGAAGAAGGTATGCCCGATCACGTGGACGGAATTCTTCGAGCGTATCAACAAGAAGGCGAAGTGGAACGTGCAAGACTTGAAGGATTGGACTTTGTCTAATTTCCGCAAGAAATGCACGCGCACGATGTTGATCGGCGTAGGAACTAAGTCCTTGAAGTATGGCTCCAAGAAAACAGGTACAGAATACGTGTATTTCCAAAAAGGAGTGTTGAGACAATTACGGCTGGGTTACCAGATCGGTTCGACATTGGAGTTCGCCGACCTTATCGGTATCACCCGTATGCTTTTCGGAAAGTACTCGAACACGAACGAGATGGACGTGTATTGCGGTACCAAGTTCATCGAGAAGTTGCTGAACATCGACTTTACGAAACATAAGGATATCTCATTCGTCAAGAAACAGAATATCGGTATTGATATCTCCTCTTTCGAGACCACTTTCGGAAAGTTGAACTTCAAGGTCGAGCACGCTCTTGACGATCTTGGATATGAGGAATGCGCCGTCGCTTTCCCGATGTCCGAGGCCAAGCGTTATTACTACCAAAAAGGAAAAACTCTTACCGTGGATCATTCCAAGGGGGAAGGCGGTGAGGTGCGGGAGGCCAAATCCCAATATTATATTCAGGATGACTGCTTGATGCTTACGGGTTATAACTCGATGCTGATCGGTCCGGACGTGACAGTGAGCGGATATAAGCTGTCTATGCTTGACACGGTCGTTTCCAGCGTGGCTTCCCTGAGTTCCGTATCTACACCGAAAAAGGACGATGTGGTTTACTTGACCGTAGCGGACGATACGCACGCCGTCGGATTATATGTATATGACGGTACGGCATGGAAACCATACAAGGGAGAGATCAACGTGTAAACTGTAATATTGTCAAACAAGACCCACCGGAGCAAACGCACGGTGGGTCTAATAAAATCAATCGAATGATCACGAAAACATATGAGTTGGTAGGCAAGGATAATTGCATGCTCCGTACTATATACTGCGGCACAAGGGTCAGCATGGAGTTCAAGGGCGGTAATTTCATCAATGGTAAGAACGCCTTACTACGGACTAGCAACCCTTTCGTACAAGACGCTATCGAGAATGATTGCCGATTTGGTACGTCTATCCGGCTCGTCTCTACGTTAAAAGACGATGATGTGTCTGGTGTCTCGGTCATGAGGAACTCGAGAGGCCGGGAAAAACAAGTGAAAGAGGTCAAGACCGTAAAGAACGTGAATGATGCTATTGACTATTTCGCCAAGATGGGCTATAAAGTGGAGAACGATGATATGCTTGAGGAGTTAAAGGATAAATTAAGTGTCTCGTTCCCGAACATGAAATGATATGGATATTAGCGTGAGCGACATAGTGAGTGAGGTCAAGATCTGCATAGACGAGATCGGGCTTAATGACGCTGAGTTCCTAGGAACGCAGGATAACGAGGAAATGGACACGATTATCAAGTCCAAGATATCGGAGGCGTTGCGCTTCGTGAACGGTAATGCGGACTGGAGCCTGTTGGAACCGAACAAGATAATAACGGACGGAACCATAGAGGAAGATCTTGTCGCTCATGTAAGCTTGCCGGAGAACTACTCTCGGATTTGTTACGCTAGGCTATCATCATGGCCTTTATTTATTTCAGATCCTATCTATTGGAACGATAAGGAATACGCCACGCTGTCGGATCCATACGCAACGGGGACATGGGAAAGACCTAAACTGGCGTTGACCATGAGGCCGGGTAAGACATTGGAGCTATATAAGGCGAAGGATAAATCCGACACGTTCGAGATTGGGATCATAACGGACGAGGATATAACGGATAGCTTGGAGGTAAGCCCCAAGCTGAAAAAGGCGCTGATCTATTATATATCCGGCCTCACGTTGCTTACTTACAGGGATCAGCACGCGGACAGTATGTTTAATCAAGCGTTGGTTCTTATGGGTGTCAATCCATCCGGGGCCAACTCCAATCAATAACAAGACTATAGAATCATGGTATACATATTCAAGGACAGGTTAATTCGGGTAGAGTGGACTATTTACAAGGGGATAAGCCCGGTGAAAGAGGATTTCTCCCGATCTAATGTAAAGGTTTTTCTATTAGGCAACCGGGAGAAATATCTACTTCAAGCGAGAGCGGACAAAGGCACGCTTTATGTAGACATTCCTTCAGGGTTGGAAGAAGGAACTTACTCTATCGAGGTGATATGGGTCAAGAATATGGATCATGTCTTTGATACACGAAGCGTATGCCGCTCCAAGAAAGAAGATCTTTTCTCTATTACCGAATTTGAGAACGAGGCTACGAATATCGGAGAAGGTGTCGTCGTGCTGAAAGTAAAGACCTCTACCGCCACTTATGGCTATGATGGTTTGTCCTCATACGAGCTGGCCGTATTACGTGGGGACTGGAACGGTACGGAAGGAGAGTGGCTGAAGCATGAGCGTTACGTAAGCGTACTCGATTCCCGTGGTGATAGCGAAGTTGATACCATGAGCCAAAAGGCCATTACCGATGAGTTGGAGGCACAAGACAATGCCATAGAGGATATTAGAGAAGATACGGAAAAACTTGATAATCGTGTAGAGAAAGCGGAGGACAAGGTTAATAATATGGGGGATGTCGTTGATGAGATCAAGAGCCATGCCCCGGTATCAGCCCATCCCGCCGGTTTCAAGCCGGACATCGACCTTACCCCGGAGATCATGGTAGACCGTGCTTGGAGAGACCATGAGGGTAACGTTATCCGTGATACGTATATCACCCGGAGGGGATTGAGGAACGAGATAATCGACATCACCAACCAACAGGTAACGGACTTGAAGCCCGGTTCCGTCGATCCGGACGATCTTTCCGAGGCTACCAAGCAATTGATCGGTAACAAGAGCATAACCAACCTTCCGGACGAGGAGGATATAACCGTTACGGATAACCAGACCTTAAAATTAAAAGACAAGGAATACGCCCCGAAGGATTACTCCGGCATGGGACGTGTGTACCTTCGGAAGCATTACGTGAACGGCGTGAACACGCTCACGCAGCACATGATGAAAAAGCCTAATACCATCTACATCATCCAGTACGACTACTGCTTAGCCGGGCAGACGATCGAGGTGCCGGAGAATTGCGTGCTGGATTTCCAAGGGGGGAGTTTGAGGAATGGAATATTACAAGGTAATAATACTATTATTAAAGCATGTTATAATATTTTCGATGGTATAACTTTTATTGGATCTTTTGAATGTTCATTTAAAGCTTTGTGGTTTAATGTTAGTTCAAAAAACATAGATAATTCTCCTTTTATTATGGATATGTTATATCGATTAAAGGGAGTTGATAAATCAATAACTCTTGATTATGGAGGTGTAGTTGTTGATTTTGAAAGCAATAGCGTATATAGGTTGTCATCTTCTATTGATTTAACTGGATTCTCTCTTTGTCTTGATTTTAAAGGATGTATATTTCAACCCAATAAAGATTTTTCCGGAGATTATGTAATTGGTGTATTCTCCTCTTCCGCTTGGAATGATGGATTTTGGGGAGGTGTTATAAAGAATCTTAATATACAAAATGATAATAGATTAAATGTGGGAGGAATATACTTAATACATAGTTTTAAGACTTCTTTAGAAGGTATTTATACATGCAATATGCATAAATCATCCTGTTACATAGGAGAAAATTGCGCTGAACTAGTATTAAGAGACTTTAATTTTAAATTTGATTACTCTTACTCAAATAATGCTCCTATAGATGTGGATAATATGCCCATGTACTCTGGTTTATGTGTAAGATCCACAGATGTGTTTATTAGTGATGGATTTATTACACATTATCATATCGGAATGTTTGTTGATGCTGGGTCAAACATGTTTAGTCGTATTCATATATGGGGATATAATGATAAAGTTACCGACTTACCTCCTCATACATGTAATATCGGGGTATATCTTACAAAATATGCTGGTGTGTCTAGTTATTTTGGAATAATTACAGATGATACTTACCCTATTGATAATATGAAAAGTCCTAAAGATATAGTAAACGGAAGATTAAATGGAGGTGTGGGATTCTTTCTAAATGATGCTTATTCTAATCTATTCTCGGGTTGTAGGGGTGTTGGTAATTCATATCAAGGAACTTCCAATATAATTAAATTTTTCTATATAGCATCTGATAAACCAGAAGATTGCAATTGGGATAACGCTTTTATAGCTTGTTCTAAAAGTGGAAATGCATATACTCGTGATGTTCTTAATTATAGCCCAGATATCCCGGAAATTTCTCAAAATAGATCATCTTCATTGGCATTAAGAGGAAAAAATGGATGGATTTTTAATAACTATTTTACACAAAATAATTATCAAAACTGGTATACATTTAATACAGATGCTAAAGGGGTAAATAATGATGATATGGATTTTGTATTAAGATTTGTAAAATCAGGTAATTTAATCGGCAGATTATTCTTTTCACAAAGACCAGACAATAATGGTAATTTAAATTCCAGTTTTAGGATACTTACGAACAATAATAATGGATTAAGCATACAGGATAAATATGAATGTATTGTCCCAGAAGGTGGCAATGGCAAGTTGAAATTTGGTAATTTTTCAAATTCTCACGATTATAACTTCAAATATGTCGCAGGCAATACTATTGGTAGTGTAGGATACTCTGATAGCGAAGGAGGACTGCCTGATGATTTATTAGAAGGGGAATATGGGCTTCTGTGTTTTGATAAGTCTAGGATTGAATATAGCTTATGGAATGGCTATAACTGGGTAAATATAAATGGAACAAAGGTTAACGAAAAATCATTAAAAGGGAAAAAGATATCTATACTTGGAGATAGTATATCAACATATGATGGTTATTTACCTAATGGATATCCTGCATTCTATAATGATGCAAATTTAGAAAATGTAAATAATACTTACTGGATGCGCTTTATTAAAGCGACAGACGCTACGTTGGGGGTAAACTCTTCTTATAGTGGGTCGCATGTTTGTGGAAATAGTAATGATACCACTGGAAGTGTTTGCTGTTCAACTGCGAGAATAGATAAATTAGGAGAAAACGGAGACCCTGACATAATCATCATCAATGTTGGCATAAATGATTTTGGAGGTTCTACAGGAAATAAATCTATTGGTACATGGAATAGCAAGTCTACTATTCCTTCTGAAGGAGTTCAATCAACTTTTTCTGAAGGGTATGCTCTAATGTTAGCAAAAATAATGAAGAAATATCCAATGGCTAAAATATTTACATGTTTATTAATTCCTGTGTCTAATACAGGTTATGATCAATCTTCTGCTAATGAGTATCCAATTGTAAATGCTAACGGAGACAGTCTGTATGAATTTAATGAATGTATAAAAAGTGTGTCTAATGTCTTAGGTGCTTGTATCGTCGATATGTATTCTTGTGGAATGAATATATATAATTCTAAAATATTTTTAATAGATGGATTACACCCAAAGATTAATGGGCACAAGTTAATGTGTGATAGTTTGTATAAAACGGTACATAATTCTTTTATGGAAAGAAAGAAAATATTCCAAAAAGATAAAGGAGAGTATGAAATTATATAACAATACGGCGAACTTATACTTTTAAATTAACAAGTTGAAAATCATGGAACAATTCATATACACGATCATCAGAAAGATATTCAAGCTTGTATTCTCTGTTTACAAGCCGAAGGTAAGGACATTGTACAAAGGCCGTAAGAATATCGATCTTACGGAGAATGGCGATCTGCGTATAATGGTAGGTAAGCCTTTCTATCTGGCCGGGAATATCTACAAATTAGATCAGTTGGATAATACGAGCGTATTCAAGCTGGCCCTTTACAAAAAGGAAGGCGAGGATTGGTCAAAGGCTAACGACCTTGATTTGATCTTGAGACTTAACGCCGGCTACAACATATTTTACGTATAACGAACTAAAGCACGATACATCATGGAAGAGCGAAAAGATATTTGCGAGGGTTACGAGAGGGATAGCGTACAGCAGCTAGACAAGCTGGCCAAGGATAAGAACGAGCGTTTTCCTATCTATCCGTTGACATACATTCAGGCCGTATATGACGCTAGGACGAAAGAGAGGCTTGATTCCATATTGTGGAAATGCAACAACGTGTATTTGCCTTGGATGGGATCGGCGGGGGATACCCGTATACAATTGCCTTTCTGGATGAGAAGGAAGGGTATATATATTACATATAAAGACCTTGATGGCAATGTTATAACGGAAAGATGTATTAATGATGATTGTGTAGCAGACCATATTTTCAGGAAAGATGAGAACTGGATACTGATTGGCGATGATGGCATTAATCCAAAGGTCTATTTTAACCGTTATGGCTATAATGTCACCGTGTTTGGTCTAAAGGGTGGTGTACATACGTTGGTTAGCGCTATAAAAGATGTTCCTCCTAGAGAACGGATACTTGGTCAAAAGATCACTTTCGCTCAAGAAGGGGAGAATTGGGTTACTTATCAGTTTCAACAATTAAGTTTATCCGGTTATGAGAACCCTTCTAACTGGAAACTGGTTGATGGAATACAACAGATTGAGGGTGACATAAATATCACTAATCATCCTGACGAGGAAGATATAACTACAGACGGGGGAAATAGGCTTAAGCTTGCGGATAAAGAATATGACACGTCTGCTTATAGCGGAATGGGCCGTATATATCTTCGTAAGAATATACAAGACGTGGAAGTTTTACCTACCTCATACCTTCAAGTAAATTCTATCGTTGACGCTGTGACAGATGAAGTCGCTATAAAAGCTCCTACTGATACGGAACTAACGGTCGTGATAGGACGTGACGGAAAGGCTTATGCTATGGTTGCGGATGACATAAACAAATATACCATCTGGGATGCTTACGGAGAAATCAAGGCTTCTACGGAATATATGGATTCCTCTTATATCCTTAAACATAATACATATTATTTGGTGAATGGCTTTTATTATGTTTGGGATGGAAGTCTGAATGAAGCCGTGTTGCAAACAGAAAAGAAAAATGTACTTACGCAAGAAATGCTTGATAAGCCCAATACTATTTATGTAGTTCAATATGATTTTGATTTAAATTTTGATTGGAATAATTATGACTCAGCTCATAATTATGCAGTAAAAATTCCTGAAGGAAGTATACTAAAATATGAAGGTGGATCTATATCTAACGGTCTATTAAATTTTGCTGATGATACCTATATAGAAGGCCCAGAACGAGGAGATTGCATGAAATATGGTTCATATGGATACATAGATAAACCAAGGTATCATGTGAAAAACGACATGATAGTAGTCAATCGTTTGTCTGAGATATTTAATTCTTATTACAAACAAAACGAAAAATTTCATTATGGCCACAAAAACACTCTTTTGAGGCAGGATTTTCAAATAGAAGAACCTTGGTATATGAATTGCTCCAGTTTTTCTGCGGCGATGATTTTAGGTATACCTTTTGAGAATTCTAAATATAATGGTAAAGATAATATTCTAGATGGATCAGGATGGTATGATAAAGATTTTTACCAATGGCTGACAAGTGGGGATAATGAACATTTTTATAAATATTCTCACAACTTGGCTAGATATCTAAACGATAGAGGATATACATTAGATGAAAGTGAGAATGATATAAATAATTTACAACCGGGAGACGTGCTATTTGTTAACTTTGAAAATAAACCAGCATGGAACAATCCTTTTTATTACATGGGGATTGATCATTCTGCGACTTTCGCATACAGGGTTAACGATAATAAATTTGCGGTCTGGGAAGTATGGGGAGAGGCCCAAGTATTTGGTATTGGTTTTTATGACAAAGAATGGTTTGATAAACATATAAGGTTAATTGCCAGAGTCCCAAGATCAGTAGGAGATAACCCTGTACTTGATAACATAGCCTATAATCCCTATAATACTTATGAAAAGACAACAGAGGCTAATGATGACTTTCAGAATCGAAGGATTGCGACAATTTCGGTATCTGAACCAATTGAGGCTTACAAATACTATACCGTTGTTCTTAAAATGAAATTTATGACGGAAAGAAGTAAAGCTTTTCCAACTTTAATAGTTTCTTCCAGAACAAATTTCTCTTATTCTCAATATGTGAATCGTCCCAATGATGATGTCTATTTTATACCATTTTGCTTTAAGAATAGAGAAATAGAAAATAATAATACGCCTAGTCCCATAGATCGTATATGTACGACTAAGAGTCTTGGTATAGACGTAGGTTGGATAGGTGTTGAGAATATTAAAGAGGAACATGTTAAAATTGAATATTGTTTTATATTTAAAGGTATTATATCTGAATATAATAACAGAATAAAATATCCAATTTTATATCCTGTGTCAATATCAAATAGCGAATATGAAGAATATATCAAGGGCATTAATACAAAATGGACGAGATTACCGGATGGGATTATGCTTAATGGATATTTTAATATCCAAAATGAGGATATTATAAAAGGAGATCCGATAATTATTAGTACTATAAATATTAAAAATAAATATGATTTTAAATATATAATTCAAGGACATACTATTAATGAGAGATATGAATCTGGAGTTATATTTCTTGATTATAGAGAAGGTGTACCAGTTTTAAAGATTAAAAATTTAAATGGAGGACTAATGCATTATTTTGATATATTATTACCGTTGAATATTATAAATAGATGGCAATAAAATAATAATTTACTTATAACCATTAAAACATTATAATCATGAGACAATTCATGTACACGATCATCAGAAAGATATTTAGAGAATTAGACTAATTGAAAGCAGATATTTGCTCAAATAAATCACAATAGAAATAATTTCTCATGTATCGTTATCTCTCTTACATATCAGACCTCGCAAATTGGGCCAAGTCCATCGCCATAGCCGCTGTTGTTACGGCGATGGACTTCGTGTCACCGATAGAGAACTTCTTGGTGGTGATCCTGTCGCTGGCCTTCATCGATACGTTCTGGGGGTTGGCCGCGGATCACGGGGATTTCCGGAAGAGCAAGTTCATCCGTAGCTGGGTGTACATGCTAGTCTATTTCCTGATCATAATCATCTCGTTTTGGATCGGTGTGATGATGGATATATCCAAGGATAGCTCGAAGGGGTTCGTGTCGTGGATCACGTGGGCTATGATATGGTTTTACGGTACGAACATATTGAAGAACATAGGTAATGTCTACCCGGACAACAAGGTGATCGCCTTCTTGTATTGGGTTGCCGCCGTGAAATTTATCAGCAAGGTCAATTTCTTGGATGAGTTCAATAAGACTAAGGATAAAAAAGGCTCCCCAAATCCAAAAGGATAGGAGAGCTGGATGTAAAAATGCCTCTGTCACGCCTGTCACAGGTTATGATAGAGGAACAAGGTTAACAAAGCGCATAAAAGTATAAAAAATAATTGATATGAGAACGATTAACAGGAAAATCAACTTGATTGTGATCCATTGTTCGGCCACTAGGGTAGATAAGGATTATACCCCTGAGCAATTAGAGAGAGACCACAAGGCGAGAGGATTCAACTCTGCGGGTTATAACTATTATATCCGGAAGAGCGGGGAGATAGTATCTATGCGTCCATTGGAATTGATTCCGGCTCATGTGACCGGATATAACAAGAACAGTATAGGAATATGCTATGAGGGTGGTCTTGATCCGGACGGGAATCCGGATGATACACGTACGGAGGCACAGAGACAGTCGATTATAAGGCTGTTGTTGGATTTGGTCGTACAGTTCCCGGATAGTAGGATCTGCGGTCATCGTGACCTATCCCCGGATCTTAACGGTAACGGTAAGATTGAACCGGACGAGTGGATGAAGATGTGTCCATGTTTTAATGCCGAGGAGGAGTATCGTAATATATGAAACCTTGGCAAGTAATATTAATACTAGTGTGCTTGGTAGCCAGTTTCACGGCTGGCTACCATATCCGGGGGGATGTGGCTAGTGATTCGATATCCAAGACCGACACGTCCGCCAAGGTGGATACGATACATGACAGCATCCCGTACCCGGTCTATGAGACACTGGTACAAACAATACCTGAGCCGTTCCCTGTTTATATCACGTTGGACGGTGACACGGTAAAGGAACCTATATATGTCCCGGTGCCGATAACTCAAAAGGAGTACAAGACGGATGATTACCGGCTGTCAATATCCGGCTATAAGTCTAATCTTGATTACATCGAGGTTTATAGAAGGACTGAGTATATAACCAAGACGATCTCCCCCCGTAGATGGGGGATAGGGTTTATTGCCGGTTATGGGATCGGAAAGCATGGACTATCACCTTATGTGGGTATAGGAGGATTCTATAGGATCTGGTAATGAGTAATACCCATAGGGGCGGGTATTGAATAAAGCCCCTATTCCTTCTTCTGATTCGACCCGGACGAAGGAAAACATAGCCAAGCCATGTGTGTTTATTCGGGGCTTCCCTTATATAACATGCGTGGCGTTATTTTGTTAATGAAATCTACAAAAAAATGAACAAGGTCGAGGAGTTTTACAAGCGAGTGATTTGTATCGCTGGTGAGGTATGCGGGGTTGATCCCGTAGACATGATGTCATTTAACCGTGAGGAATGCGTTAACGCCCGTGGTATCCTCATTATAATACTCTTGGATAAGGGGTACTCGGAGAAAGTTGTGGCCGATCTTACAGGGCTTACCAGACGGGGTGTTAATAGGATCAAGAACGATTTTCCAGATAGGATAAGGCGTAATTGGATGATACATATGCTTGACCGGGAGGTCAGGAACAAACTAGGAATGAATAAGGAATAAGCTAGGAACAAGATATTTCCCTTGGTATGGACTTCTCTGGATTTTTGTGGTGTCCGGGATAACCCGGAATAACCATAAAATTCATGATATATGGAAGCAGAGAAAATCATTAAGGAGAAAGAGATCGTCCATGAGGATGAGCACAAGGATTACGCAAGCAAGGGCGTGGGTAACGCCGGCTTGACATTGGGCATCATTGGCACGGCTCTTGGAGCTTGGGCGGTGTCACGTAACCGTGGCGGCTTGTTCGGCGGTGGCTGGGGAGCCGGTATGCCGGAGAACGTTAACATCAACACGACCACAGGAGGCGGTGGTGGTTCCGGTGTAGGCGCTCCGACAGCGTTCATGGCTTGGGAGAAAGGCTGTGAGGAGGCGTTATCGCTTACAAACGCAATGTGGGGATTGAAAGTCTCAGGTATGCAAGCCGATTACGATCACCGCCAGACGGATATCGCCGAGAAATTCGCCTTGTGGAAATCACAGGTAGACGCTGATTTCGGATTGTACAAGTCACAGGTAGACGCTGATTTTGGTCTATACAAGAACCAAAGAGACCAGTTCGATGTCTTGAAGGCTCAGATTGATGAATTGAGGTGTCAGGTGGCTGTAGGTTCGGCGATTCGTCCTTACCAAGACAAGTTGCTTCAATGCGAGATCGAGAAGGCGTTCACGGCTAGTGTCAATTACACCGATCGTAGAACCTGCCGTATGATCACGGGAGAATTGGTATTGCCAAATACCCCTACGGTAACAGGCTATCCTAGCTACAATCCGTGCTCATGCCCGGCATCCGCTCCGGCACCTACGGCTTAAGGTAAAGTTAGTGGCTTGTGCTCCCTAGGGGGGCGCTTGCCGCTTTCCTTTTTTTAACCACTAACAGTATTATCATGCAGACAAATGTTTTTTTAGGGGGGAGTGACCCTGTATTAGGTAGCAATCCTTATAATCCGAATATAAGCGAGATAGAAGCAAACATTCAGCGTCTCCAGCAAGCGCAGCAACAGATGGAGATCCAGAAGCAACGTATGCTTAACCCTTCTGCGCAACAGCCCCAAAGCCGTAATCCGGTGTGGGACGAGATAGATAAGCTCGTTAGCGAGATGTCGGATAGCGAGTTCGAAATGGTCAATAACAATCCGGAGTATCAACAGGCCTACCAAAAGGTAATGTCCATCCTTAACCGTGAATACATGCGCATCATGCGTCCGTTGGTGGAGGAGAGCAAGGACGGAAAGGCCGCCTTGGAGGAATTGTTGGGAATGGCCAAGAAGATAAAGAAATCGGCCTCAGAGGAGGTTAACAAGAACATGGCGTTGTTCGCTGAGTACACGGCCAAATACGCCGATATGCCATACGCCGACTTCCTTAAATTGAAGAATAGCGGAAAAGGAGGTAAGAAATGACACGTGAGGAAGGTATGCTTATCGAATTGATCGATAAGGTCAAGAGACAAGGGTATGCTATCAGTACCTTGAGAGAGGAAGTGGAACAATTAAAGAAAGAGTCCTATGGAACTAAAGCAACAAGCTCTAGAGCTAAAAAGCAGGCTAATTAACTCGGTGGAGATATGGGCGGAGGAAAGGGTTGACTCTTTCGTCTCCGGGAACACGGCGTTCAAGCCTCTTGGAAAGTATCTTAAAAGGGGGGTCCATAACATCCTCGTGCAAAAGGATAAGGAGATCACTGAGAAAGTGGAAGGATTCATGTTGTTTGCGGCTGACGAGAATGGCAATTATGACAAGGAAGAGCTATTCGATGACGCTATGAACGTATTCAAGAGCATGAAGCCGTATAAGTTCGAGCAAGGATTCTTGAAGGGTACGATCGGGGAGGGATCTATATTGGTGGAACTTCCGGATAACGCTCTTATGAATTTTATCCTAGGCGAAACGAACGCTATCCGTATAACGGAAGCGGATTTTTTGGAGTTGAAATCAATATTTACCGAATAATAATATGATATATGAGATACAAGGAACAGATAAGGGAGTACCAAGCCAAGGGACTAGGCTCCGAGAAGAAGATGTGGGCCTCCATAGACGTGATGGAGGAGGCTATGGAAAAGTTAAGGGAGAAAGACCCGGAGGCGTATGACGAGGCTATGCGTGATTTACATGAGGTTTTTTGTGGGCCTCATTATAATGAGTGCTTTGCTAGGATGGACGTGGCGGCAATGCGTCATAAAGGCAAGGCGGGAGAGCATAAAGGCGAGCACTGGAATATGGAGCAGGTGGCTACCGCTATAAAAGACATGAGCATACCGGGAAATACCAACATATGGGACGTGTACGTTGCTCTTAACGCGAACTGGCATGACAAGGAGATTAAATTCACGGAATGGTTTGACCATGACGCTGAAAAGAAAATCATCGAGGACGCTATAAATTTCTATTTCCTTGACGATGACGCTCCTGAAGGCAAGGTTTGGATTTATATGTGTGCCATGGATGACTAAGACACGATCACATAACAAGAAAAGAAACGATTCTGTAAGACGGGAGATAGACCGCCTTATAGAATCGTTGTCGTTCGAGCCTATAAACTTTCATGAGATTAAGGCTAGGATAAGGCACCTAATGAGCATAGAAGGGAAAAGAAAGTGACATTACACTTTATCCTCTATGCTGACATCAAGGCTTGTCGTGCCTTATTGAGCGCGTATTGATCAACCTGTCCGTTGATCGCGTTCATTTGATCCGATGGGATACCTTGGATATTTCCACCTTGCTCAACCGCTTGTTTGTTGGATTGAATGGACTGAAGTATCTGGTCTGATCCGGGGTAATATGATAGTGATAACATTTGCTCTGCGGAAATGGCTCCGGCCATCCATAATTCCTTCACCAAGTCGTTTAACATCATTCTCGCTACCGGAGATTCAGCGGATTCCTTGATGTTGACCTTGAAATCTATATCTTGGACTGTCTTCGGGTCATACTCATTATAAGTGGCATAACCCGCTGATCTCTCCATTGATATGTTCCTTGGGGATTGATAGTATTGATGGATCGTTTTCATCTTCTTGCGAGCGATCTCGGCCTCGAACGTGGAGAACTTGGTTAGTAACGTAGCGATAGATGTAGTGGAGTTCTGTGTTTCCATGGCATATCTGCTTGCCGCCGTTGATCCCGACGGGGTTTTCCCTTGCAAGGCTTCCGACACGGACGTTATATCGTTTATGAAACTCAATTGTAATTGCAATAGCTCAGTGGTACCGATATTGGTAGAGTTCGATGTTATGACCTCCGGTTTGTTCCCGCTCTTGGACGGCTCGTAAAAAATGAATGATCCGATCTCAACGAATTGCTCGGCGAACTCACGATTGGACATCCCGTCCGGAACGGAGTCTTTAGGGATCATCTTTACTCCCTTTACCGCTGATTGGATAGCCAAGTCGTTAAGCATGATCAGCCGGTTGATGTATCGTTGCTGATCTATGATAACGGAAATAAAAGGAACTGTCCGTCCATTCACCAAATAGTGTAGCTTGTAAATATAGGGGTGAGACTTATATTCATAAGGCGTGTCATACTCGGTAAGTACACGTCCGTCCGGTGATAGCATTTGGAAATGCCAATATTGATCTATTATATAGGTGTATTCTATCAATGGGATCTCCTCCGGAGGTAATCCCTGTGACATTCCCATACGCATACGATCCTCATTCTCTCTCTTGATAACAGGAAGATCGCTAAGCTCTATCCTGTATATAGGATCATCGGTGTCCATGATATCCACGCAACGGTATCTAGGCTTATTCTCCAATGTCCAAACATGGTAGGTCCGGCACAGGTCGGCGGCGGGAGGCGTGTCGAAAGACTCGTCCATGAAACGATCCGTCTGCTGGGTTCCCAGATTTTCCATACGATTGAGCCAAGGTGAGTAAATCTCCTCCAATTGCCTGTAATCATACTCGGACTCCGCTAATACCGAGGCCAGCTCGCCTAATGTATAGTCACGGATCTCCCCGATCAAGGAATCATCCCAGTGCCTTGGATCATTGGCTTTCGACTCATAGAAGAAATAGGAAGGGTTGACCACGTAGGTGTAGCTGTCCTCTATATCGTCATGGCTAGACCATTCTTCCGTTACCACGGCGCATCCTCCGCAAATAAACTCTATCATTTCGGAGGTGAGGACATCTTTCATAAGGTTATTTTCCCAGTTGGTCTGTAAAGCGTCCGTCATCATCTGTGACTTGGTATCCGCGTCTTTCTGCCGGGCGAAACATACGGGAAGGGTAGCGGTCTTTGCGTATAACCCGGCCAAAGTATTTACGATCTTGAAAAGATGATTGTTCTGCAAAGCGACCCCTCCCGTACGCCTCGCTATCCTATCACGTTCCTTCATCCTTTTCCCGTCCTTGTCCACCACGATATCACCCCATTGGTCACCGAACACGTAACGGAAATTACGAAGACGGGTGGCCCTGAAATCGCTAAGGTTTTCCCAAGCGTTTTGGCACCTAGACAGTAAAGGTATGTTGGTCTTGTCCGTGCCTGATATCTTGATACGGTGTTTGACGCTGTCAACCGTCGTGGGGCGTCGGGAAAACCGTGATTTAGGAATAAGTCGTTTCATGATTGGTCTTTTTAATCGCAAATAAATCGAATAAAAGGACTTGGTTTTGTCAGAATAACCAAAATAACAAAATAATCATACCTAAAGCCCTATTTTTGCCAGAAAAGGATCACAAATGACATATGAGTTTGAATATATAAAAGCGATAAATAAATGCGAGATGCTATCCAGCTTCGAGGGACGTGATCTCGTCGGGGATAGCGGGGAAAGCCTATATCTAAAGATAAAGATAACGGAACAGGACAGGCCTCTTATAAGGACATATCTGGAACAGGCGGCGAGGGTTCTTGAAGAAGGTATGGCCAAAATAATAACCTCTTCCACTTATTCGGAAGAAGGGTTCGTATGGGAGGTCAGGACGGAGGATACACGTTGGAACGTCAATAGGAAACTGGACGAGAACCTGTTGGACGCTCTGGTAGGTTATTCCATGATGAGTTGGCTTTCCGATCGGAAGCCTGATAGGATAGGGGTTTATAAATCTTTGTGGGAGGATATGTCTGTCATGTGCGTGAAGAACATATACAGGAAGAATCCCCCGCTATTAAAAAAAGCATGATATGGACATAAATCTAGGTTGGACATATTTAAAGCATGACATTGACCAGTGGACATGGAGGCTGGGAGATATGAGAAAGGAGGATCCCGGTAAAAGATTCTCCTCGCAGTCCGATGATAACGAGTCCGATGATACTTTTATAAGACGCAAGATAGAGGAAGCGGTGGCGACCTTAAAGGTTTCCTTGTCCGGTATCTTGGAGGATATACCCGGCGATTCGGATGACTCATTGGATACCGATGCCGTGAATTGGGTGTTGCGCATGAAGGATCGTCGTGGAGGATATGATAGCGAGTCATTGGCGACCTTGGCCCATAAATACGTGGTGTGGTTCGTCCTTTGGAATTGGTGCCTGATTTACTTTGAGGAACTAGCCGGAAAGATAGAGGAGGAGTTAAAGGGTATAGCGTCCATGATAGAGGAAACCGCCTATTCAAGGAAAACCCCGCGAAAGTGCAAGAGGAAGCCGTTTAAGGATATCGATGATGTAATTGTTGATGATGTCATTATAGAAACAGGAGAAATATGAGAGACAGGAAAATCATACAGCCACGTGTCGATATGCGTGGATTTGAGTTAACGATAACGCTATTGAGGTGCGAGATCGAGTATGACGTGGATTTCGAGACATGGAAGGTAGGGGATGTATCGGGCCTTCCCGGAAAGGAAAGAGCTGGGCTGGAGACCTCAGAGGAAACGGCGGATTGGATGTTTCGTCAAGTGAATGACGCGTTGTCGGAGGCTACCGGCCATTTACGGGCGTTTTCCCCTTGGGTTCAGAGCCGTGCCGTAACGGACGAGGTGAAGGATGATAGGGAATGGATCATAAACTTGGTGATGGAAAGAGGATGGCGTGGGGATCCGAGGAGATTGGCCGTTTATATCCACCGTTTCGTGGTTGATAGCGTATTATCTTTTTGGTATAGGATGGTAGATCCATCTAGGGTACAGATGTACGCCTCTCAAAAGGAGGAGGATCGAAGAAATATCATAAACGAGGCAAGGGAGACACAGGTTAAGGATGTTTATTTCAGATTATAAATCATGGGAAAAGGTTTTGAGAATGGTCACATGAAGATGGGAGGAAGGGAGAAGGGAACCCGGAATAAGAACACGGAGATAAAGAATTTTTTCCGTGATTTCGTAATCGACAATCAGGAAGAGTTCAAGAAAGCTTTCCTCAAGCTAAAGGATAAGGATAAATGCGCTGTTTATTTAAAAGCTAGTGAGTTCGTGGTACCAAAGGTATCCTCTATAAAGTTCGAGGACGCTAAAAACACTAATTCCGCTATTGAGTTGTTGAAGGTTGCGGCCAGTTACAAGCAAAAAAAATGACATATACCCCCGGCTAGGCCGAGGGGTACTTTAACGCATCCTCCAATCCCTTCTAGTCTCGAATCTTACTCTGGTTCCTGATAATGTATCTAAATCATATAGGTTTGAGAAATAAACGAGCCGATAGTATTTAAAAGCCCTTTGCCTAAGAGATTTAAGCCGAGACCAATTTTTCCTATCCGCGCTTACGAATACCGCTATCTTGATTTTTGAGGACTCATCCTTTCGTAAACCCAACGTCCTAAGATCGACTAGTACCTTCAAAGAGAAAGGATCTCCTAACGTCAAGGCACGTGTGATCGCTATGCCTTTTCTGGTATCTTCCGAGATATATTTTTCCAGTGAGTACAAGGCGTTACCTATTTGCACTACCGAGCTTGGATAATCTTGCGCCATGGCCTTGACCTCTTCCCCTACGAAAGTGGAGAATTCCCCGGTGTCCAAAGAATATACATAATGCTTTCTAGTCCCTTTGGGATAAATATGCAATAGGGAATTCGTATAATCATAGGCAATCTTACAAGCTCGCAATGTCTCTACGAAAGTTTCCGTGTCCGGGATGAACAGATCGCTAAAATCCGGGTTGACATTAAAGAATGTCTCATCAATATTTGCTCCTTCCAACGATGATGATAAAAGGCTGATATCGGAGCCTTGCAATAATTTAAGGCCACGCTCGGTACTGAATACTATCGAGGAATCCAGTTGCGTGATACTATCCGGATTATTGCAAACATCCCTGCTTATAGGTTGGATGGAGGAATACAATCCCGCGTCCGATAATTGCAAGGCCCATATCCCATCGGAAGAGAAAGCGTATAAGGGAAACTGCCCGAATTGCCCTTGGGACAGCGCTTTCGTGGTGGATCGGATACCTACGATCTCACCGGTTCCCACCGTGTTTATTCCCGCCAACGGGAAATAAAACGGGTTATTGACCTCGGACGTATATATCTTGTTTGGCATATTGACTGACTTGTCCGTTGATATTGGTGTGCTATCGCTGCCCGGTTTAAATATGATCGGGGCGTATGAGCCGAAATAGTAAGCCCCGTTCAGCGTGTTATGCGGAGAAAGGGTAACGATCGCTTGGTATCCGTCCGAATTCCGTGTTATCACCATCTTGTATGCGTTAGCGTTGGGGTAATAAAGGTAATGCAAATTGATACCAAGGTTATATGAGGAGGATGTTTGAACGACGATATCTTTTTCTCCTTCTCTTATGAAAACCTTTATGCTCAACGTGCTGCTACCGTCGTTGTACGTTACCATAGACTCCGGAGGATAACCATCAAATAGTATCCTTTTTATATTAGCTATATTTAACCGCTGGTTATAAGTATAGGAGTAATCAGGTATTAGCCAATCTAAATTCTGGTACCCGTCCGCGTCAACAAGTTGCTCTCGATTTTGCAACGATTCCAGCACATTATCATCTAAAGTGAGAGAGCGCCTTTCACCCCCGTTATAACCGCACAAGTCCTCATACGTTATGCTAGCTACTTTATAAAACAAGGAATTATCCGGCACCTTATTATCCATGGCCTTTCCGGGTAAGACGAATTGATCGGTATAACCTGATCCCGGCTGGGCTATGGATAAGGCTTCCTCGAATGTATGCCTGTTGTAATATCCTCCACCAATAGAGTACACCCCGAAACCGTTATCGTCTGATATCTTTTGCGCCCCATTAATCTCCCCATAATAATCAAAGGTGTATATTGGCGGCGTTATGAATATATCAAGGCTTTTAACTATGTCCTTCCACCATTCCCTTTGATTCCCCATTCCGCTGACTTTGTAATTAATGGAGCATACCACTGAGGATATAATGAAGTTTACAATGATCTTTGCGTCAAAATCCTCTGTGTCCACGTCAATAGTAAATGGAACGTGAGGAGTTACTCCGGACGATGGTATCATCAGTATCGGGGCTGATTGCATGTAAGACGTTCCGTCATATAGTCTATAAGCGTAACGAATAAAGAACGGATATATAAACATGCCTCGATCTACACTTCTCTCCCTAATAAATTTTGAGACATATCCCATCACGGAATTACTGATAGTTGATAGTTGATCTTCCGTAAAGGCTCCATCATAGGGCGGATCAACGGATACGGACAATTGTTCGGTCTTATCCAATGATCCTACCAATCCGAATGACAGGATAGGGAAGGGGGGCTTATCTCCTAATTCCTTATAAAACTCTCCATCCCAAAGTAAATATCTTATAGGATCTTCGCTTATTACAATCAAGGTGTTTCCTATGGACGTGATAGCTTTGGGTATTTTGTCATATTGGTTCGCTCCAATAAGATGGGTCGTTCCGTCCGTATCCGCATAACGTAAAACATTCGTCTGGAAAAAGATATAGTGAAGGAAATCCTTTGTCCGATGCACGTACATAAGTACCGATCCTTCCGGGAGGGTTATGCCTAATTCTTTCGGAGGCTGTATATTCACCAACTCACCATTCTTGGGTATCAAATTTACGCATTCTGATAATTCCCCCTCGTTTCCAATAGATGGAGAACGGTGTATCCCATAGGATAATGAAATATCTTGCTGTTCCATTTTTTGCGATAAAATTAAAGGATATAAGTAATAGGTTTTGACATATTGATCAAAACCTATTGCTTTTAGGTAGCCTTGATGTGTTTTATTCCTTAGCTATTAAGAAATGTCTCTATCTTATAGGCCAAGGTTATGAGCATATCTGATTGAAGTTCATTTAACTCCTTGCAGAATCTCATGTCATCTTTATGCTTCTCTTCCGGAGACCGATCATCGCCTACGCTGCAATATCCGGCGAAAGAGTTTACCGGTAGTGGTCTCATAGCCTCTATAGCTAGTTGGATCGATTTCTCTTTGATGTTTTCTTCCATGATTTATTATTATTTGTTACCATTCTATTATTAATCCATAATCCCCGCGTAGCCATTCTCCTTGATATACTTTGAATCCTTGTCTCATGAGTTCAAGTTTGCACTCATCTGAGAAGTATACCCAATGCGGGAAAAATATTTTATACTCGTTTCGTTTATTTGCTTCTTCTATAGATTCATATAGAAGATCTAACGATGGAGAGTGTTTTTCTAATTCTCTAGCTTTCATATCTTTTTAATTATGAGCCTCCCTTGAAGGCTCGGTTAATACTATTCCTCTAATAGTCTAATAAAAGACCTCATGTACTCGCAATTCTGATTGCAATCAAATGAATGATTGCACATTCGATCATTGTCTTTAGAGAGGTTTGGACAACTTTTCCAGTGAGCATTAATAGCTTCTGCCATTTCCCATTCGGCACCTGCTATAAATCCCTGATAATACGCCGGGAATGCACTACCGCTACTCCTGCTTTCAGCGAATAAATGAGCCGCTTCTTCTACTGTCTGTCTCATATCAATATCTCTTTCCATGTTTATTCTCCCTTAATTCGTTGTATTTCATTTTCTGTTCAATATGCCATAAGAGATCTATATACAGTAAGTCCGCATTAAGAAATATAATTACGATCGAAGCCTTGATAACTTCGGCTATATCTCTATCCTCGGTTAGGATAGATGTTAAAAAGAACATCCTCTCAGTAAAAGACATTTCCTTTAAAGCATCATCCCAGTCTTTATATTCCGGCTCTTTCATGAAATCGTAGATATCTTTAAGGCTGATATCTAACGATCCTGCGAGATCCAGCAAGCGGATGCAGGCATCACTAAGCTCATCTTCAACGGTATCTTTAATATTGCTTTTGAAGGCATATATAAATTCTTCATCTTTTGTTTTAGGATCATCCATTAAGATTATCCAATCCTCAAAAACCTTCCTTCTTGCGTATAGACCTTTCCTGTCCGCTTCCACGGCCTCAGAAAGCTCTGTTATCACTAGCATCAGAAGATGCCCATTGCTTACTCCGTATTATGAAACCCATGCGCACATGCGCATTTGTACGCACGGTCACGGAGTGCGTTGAAATTAATCTTGCTCATATTTATTTCTCCTTTTTATAACTTTTACAAATGTTACTTCTTGATCCGGATTTTCTTCCTCAAACCTAAATTTCTCGTTATAGAAGTCTATGAGTTCATCGAGGTCTGTAAATTCCTTTTCCACGTTATCGATGTAGCCCCTGAATATTTTGTACTCCTTTCTTTAAAATATCATTACAAGCTCTACTATCGCACCTTACCGGCTTTTGATGAAATGAACACCAAGCGTCTCCGTTTGCGTCTTCATCCTCGATAAGTCGGCAATCACCGCATTTATCTGTTAGGTATTTCTTGTCAAGGTATCCTTCCTTGATGAGCCATTCGATCATATTCACAACAGCATCTAGGACATTCTTTTTCATAACCTCATGCTTGCAGTCGTATCCCAGTTCTGTGTATTGGATGAACCAATACACGCTATCTTTTGTGATTTCCAGACTTAAATCGGGTCGGTTGCGTTGTGAAATCGTGGCAGGAAGCATGTCTATCATCTTGGATAGAGACCAAGCGGGACAATCGTCTTGATATGAATGATCGTAATCAGAGCTATCTCTAAGAAGTACACTTTCTGTCAAAGTGTATGTCTCTCCATATACATCATAGAAAAACTTTCCTTTTTCGTCTTTACGGATATCCTCCCATGGCGCTATATTGCTTTCATCGTCAACATATAGTAAAACCATGTCCGCCGTCTCCGGTCTCACCCCGGCCTCTAATAGCCGGTGGGATTGTTCTTTATTCGTGCAAATTTGATTCATGATTGTTTATTTAATTGTTAAATTAATTGTTAAATCGGTCATTGAACATTATTTTCTTCATGCTTTATTTCTCCTTCTTGTTGATCGCCTCATGAAGCGAATTATACACCCGGGCGAATATTTTTCTTTGCTCTTTGTCTTTTAATGAGTCCGCAAACTTGTGCATGACCATCTTCTTCTTGTTATCCCAGATTATCCGTGCCTTATCCACGCCGTCAACAAACAATATATGCGGATATTTACCCCATTGTATCAATATGCCATTATCGATAAGATCTGTGATCTCCTTTGGCATTAGCTCTTTACTACGGGCCATGCCTATGAGCTTACCTTCCTCTCGCTCTATAGCCGACTTGGTTTTGTCTATCTCCTTTTGGAGATTAGATATAGCGTTGTTCTGCCTGTCCCATCTTCGCATAGTGGCCGGGCCGTTCCTCTTATCGTTAAGAGGTTGCCCGTTAGCGGAGGCTACATCCCCAAAGTGTTCGTTGATCTTTTTGTCTAATTTATCCTCTTTCTTTTTAAGAGAGGATTTTAGTATCTTTAGTCTACTCATATCTATCCCTCCTGAATAATTACGCACTCGATTTGTTCGTCATACATAACATCCACCGGATCGTACTCATACTCTCCATCGGACGTGCGGATCATTACCTCCGCTTCCGGGTCTTGCTCTTGGAGTAGAGCTATTAGTTCTTTATTTCTCATGATTCACCTCCTTCCTTCAATTTAGCTATGAGTCCATCGGCAAAAGCTACGGCATATTCTGCTTGTGTTTTAAAAGAGCCTTCATAGACTTCTCTGCTTGAATTACTAAGAAACGCTGCCATCATTTCTTTTGCAATCTCATATCTGCGTTGTTCCCAATCAACGGCTTTATCCTCCGTCTTATCTATAACCTCTAGATCCTCTAGAGCGTTGAGTTCCTGTATGAGATCAAGCCCCTCGGAATCCACATAGCGCACCCAATCCTTTTCAGGACAGGCTTCGGAAGATTTGAAGGCGATAACATCAACAATCTCCCCTGTTTTTCTTATTTTCGCTTTCATGTCAAAACAATGTTTCCTTGGAATCAATTATTATCGCATTCCCACAAGTAATTCGATCTGAATCTTCCTCTTTTGACGGAACAAACACGATAACATCCCACCCTTCATCAAGTAGAGGCTGCTCAAATTTTTTGTACACATCATAATCAGAGTAACCACTAACCTCAAATCCGTTTTCTATCGCAGAATGAGTCTCATGTATAGGAGTAATCTTTACGATAAACTTATCTTTACAGAACAGGCTTGATAGTTTATTGGCTTCTAATATAGTTTGGTTCGTAACCGGGAAATTTAATGTGTATTTTCTTCCTTTTGGCATAGGCAAAAAAGACGCTATTTCTGATATTTCGGCTAAAGAAAGGCTTTTACCATCAAACAGTTCTTTCCGCTGATTATCATCGGTAGAATTAATAGAAAATTGAAGCCCCGCTTCTCCATGATATACTGAATTTTTGATATTACACCACTCGGATAGGAAAGTAATAAGATTTTTATTACCTTTTGGAAGCATGGTGGAAACAACCGGGTGGATAGTTTTTGCTTTTAAGCCGCACATCCATACAACTTCTTTAAGAATCATCGAAAATGACAAGACATCATGATTCCATGTAGGTTCACCCATTCTCGCAAAGTGCACGTTGAACCGTTCTGTTTCCCGGACGTTCTCATTTTTTATGATAGTTCGTATTTGATATTCAAGATTCTCCATGGATACATTACCATGATATCCGAATTTCGGAACATCACAAAATTTACAATTCATCGGACATCCTTTTTGAGTGGAAATGGTGGCCACCCACTTCTTGCTCAAATCTACTTTACTATTGACTACTCCATGTATTTCCTTATGCAGCCCCAAAAAATCAGCCTTGATGTTGTTTTCTTTGCCATAATCCCCGACTGTAAGAAACTCTATTTCTTTTTCGTCATTAACATAAATCTTGCCTGTATGCGTGTTTATCACTCTTTCTTGCATAAATGTACCTTCTTTTTTGTCCATTGCTTTTTTATTTTATTTCCTCATTAATGAAATCCTTCATCTCTTCATCGTACACCCCGCTGTCACGCTGGAGCCCCAAGCATTTATCCTTGGAAAAGTTGGCCTCCATAGCTATATTAGCGGCCATAGATGGTGCCCTTAGCTCGACAACGAGCATCTGTATGGCGTACCATACGCCTCTGCAAAAGTCTAAATCGTTCATGTTGTTATATTTGCTCTCATCATAGATGAATGCATCTTTCAACTATGATGAATGAATTGATGCCTCTATCGCCTTGAATATCTCAAATGCTACTTGTGGAACTATCGCATTTCCGTAGGCTTTTATTGACTCTTGTCTCCATTTTGTGAAAGGAATGGCAAGGTAGTCCACATCAAAGGGTAACCCATCATCTCTTCCACGAACAGGGGGTTGAGTTGGGAAGTTTCTCCAATCTTTTTTGCGATATAAGTTTGTAGATCCGGTGATCCTTCTCCATGCTCGCAAGGTGTTTTCCAACTGTTTGCCTTCGGCGTTGGCAATAAGTCCTTGTAAGCGGCTTCCGGCAATCCCTGTTGTTTGCTGTTCGGTCCCCTTCGCTTGAAATCTTGGGCTGTCGGTGTCGGATATAACATATGCTTCACCGTTCCCTCCAAACCTAGACGGCTGCTCGTGCCGTTCTGGTTCATTATCCGGATCGTATTGTTCCTTGTCACGAATATCTCTCCTTTCCCCGAATTGAAGCCCTCTTGAGCCGTTGGAGTGGGAAGTAGACTCAAATTCATGAATTTCGTTTTTCCGTTCTTGTCGCAAACCTTCAATCCTTGAGTTTGTACGGTTGGCAATAAACCATACCCTGTCCCTCCTGTGCGGGGCTCCGACACCGCAAGCTGGAATAAGAATCGGCTGGACGGAATATCCCTCACGCTCAAGATCTCGGCAGACGGTCTCGATAACGTATTCTTGCTCAAGTAGCGTTTCCTTGTCAGACGTTTCAAACAAAGAGGCTTGACTTTCCACTGTAATCTCACTGCCGGGTTGTACCATGCTGGTGATTCCAGCAACGTTCTCGCCAATGACCCAAGCGGGTCGTATCTCCCGTATTGCCCGAAGCATTTCCGGCCAGAGATAACGGTCATCTTCCGCTCCCCTTCGCTTTCCTGCCGTTGAAAATGGCTGGCAAGGAAACCCTCCTGTGAGTACGTCAACCTTCCCTCTCCACGGAGTGAAATCAGTTCTTGTAATATCGTCATATTGAATGCTTTTTGGAAAATGAAATCTCAGTACCTTTTGGCACCACTCGTTAATCTCGCAATGGAACAGGTTCTCCCATCCCATCCATTCGGCGGCAAGGTCAAATCCGCCCACGCCAGAAAATAATGATCCATGTGTCATATCTCCTTGGTTTTGGCAAACACCACACTCTCGTGATCTGGCCTCAAATGGGCCATGCAAGCAGATGAGTACTCGCAGAATCTCGCTCCCTCGTCCCGGAAGACGCATCCCCTGCACGGGATCTTGTTCTGGCCGTTGTAGTACGGCCTGTACTTTTCCACGATAATTTTCATGTCTCCTACCAACACGATCAAACCGGTAGGGGTGTTTCTCAATCTCTCTGTTATTTCCATGTTATCTTCTCCTGCTTTCTCCGTTTAGGATTATCACGTTAAAACTCTTGAACCTGTCCACCAGCCTAGTTCCGAACCGATTCTTGAAATCCGTGACGGATAGGTTGGAAGTGATATGATACTTCTTCTGATGGGACTGGTATATCTCGTACCTCGCGTATAGGAACTCGTCTATTACGCTGTTAAGGCTGGTGCCGTAGCTTTTCTGGTTCTCCGTCTCAAGACCGATATCGTTAAGGCAGATATCGAACGGGTTCCCTTCCATGCTCCCTTTCCCGGCCTCCTCGTTGTACGTGAACCTGTCTATGTGACCATGGATCTTGTAATAGTTCATCATCTGGGTCACGGATAGGTTCACGAAGCGTTTGGGGTTATCCGTCAATTTCAGGTAATCGGCGAATATCTGCATCATGAGCGTTTTGCCCGTTCCCGGATCTCCCACGATAAGGAGGTTCTTGTGCAGCTTATAGTTCTCCTCCGGGAATACGGACTCGGCCAACGGGCAATCGTTGAAATAATACAACAGGAATCTCAAAACCTTGTCATTCCCCCTGTCTGTCTCGAATTGCCGCCTCTCGATCCCTAGGTAATTACAACCGAGCGCCTTTATCATCCGGGCGTGGCTGATGTACTCCGTATCGTCCGAGAGATCGTACCTAGAAACGTTCTGTATAGTCCTTGCGTGCTTCTTCACTAGGTTGAACACCTGTTTTTGCTGGAGCCTCTCTTTTTCCGTAGGCCCCCGCATGGCTTGTATAGCCTCCGAAAGTTTCTTTTCTTGTTCCTCCATTATGTCTTTGATTATAAGCCCTTAGTCCTGTTCCCTGCCACCAATAGGTGAATCGTCTCTTAACGTCATCTATCGTTTTTAGCGTATCGCCCTCCCCGGTGGATACCATCCAAGCTAGGAAGTTATCCAGCTCGCCGGGAATGAGGTCATTGAAAGCGACGCTCAATCCCGATATCTGGCAAGCGTATCTGCGCCATTCCTCGTCCCCTAATAACTCATCCTTAAAATTCTTAAAAAGCTCCTCGCGCGTATTAAGACTCTCTCTTAAAGTATTATCTTTATTATTATTTGGGTTATCGCTGGGTTGGCACTGGGTTGTTCTATGGGATATCAATTGAGTTATCAAACTCTCTAAGTCGTTTATTGAAAGGTTGTTTACTGGGTTACTTTGTGGGTTGCTTGTTGGGATATTACCATTGTATTCGTTGTATTTAACAAGAGTTATGACATTCATCCCTTGGCTTTTATCCGTAGTTATCATTCCTTTCCGTTTTAACTTGGCAAGAAATGTCTTGACTTTTTGTTCTCCCCATTTCCATTTACCAGCGAGGAAACGGTTTGAAGCCGGATATTGTCCTCTCCCATATGTTATTTCTCTACCTCCGATACATTCAATCGTGTCGGTTGCCTCAAATCGTGCCGATTGTATTAGATCAAGCCACGCTTCGCACTCCGAGAATGTCCGGGCTGCTTCCCACATTTCATTAGAAAAAAACTTACGAGAGAGCATAATGAAACCCTTATCCATATATTAAAAATCAAAATCCGGAGACTCTCCGCTCTGCAAGGACTTTAGTTTCTGGTCTACAAGGTGGTTTACATCCCATATGTTTACAGGTTGTATTTGCAGGTTCTCCGCCATTTGCCTTGCTACTTCCTCGGAGACAGGATTTATAGCGTATATGGCCCCCGATGAGAGAAAGCGGGTGAAACCGGGCTGGTTACTTGTATCTGGAACGTCTACCCGAAGCATATTGGTACCGGCCACGTTCTGTTCCGTACATCTTCCCGCTATCCTTGAATGGCCGAATAACTCGACCACGCACCATAAATCAAATTTCTCTTGTTCCATATTATCTTCTCTTTTTAAAAGTGTTACAAAATCTCGTGGAGTTAGCGACTCTTCCAGCATCATGTATGATGCACCAAACGCATAGCCCCTTGTGAGGATGTCCGTTGGCGCAATCGCCACATTTCACCTTTTCTTGCTCGTCTTTCTTCTTCGCCATTTCACCAAGTCTTTATTTTGATCGGGAGATCGGCGTACCACCAAGCCAGAATCGTAGCGTCGCGTTGGTCTTGGTTCGTTCTCTTAGGCAAGGGACCGACTATGTAGGAGAGTTCCTCATGGGTTATCTTGCCCTCGTCCCCTTTCCAATGCTTGGTCAAAGGCTTTACCTCCTCGCAGGGAATCCCTATGTGCTCGCACATCTGGAGAAGCAATATCCCGGTTTGCTGGTTACGACCTACATACTTGGCTATCCTCTCGCCGGATTTACCCCTAGCCTTATGGTAGTTGCTTTTTTCGTTAAGCCATCCGGCCTCGACAATGACCACTATGTCTACCCCCTTGTATCTCTCTCTTGCCTCCTTTATGAAATCGACCAACACAGGGAAGGGGAGGCTCTTTAGAATTAGCTGTCTCGTTGAAGGAGACAGTACGCATATACCGGATTTATCTATGTCCGGGTCAACGGCTATCACTAAATCATGTTTTTTCTTTCCCACGAATTCCTCCTTTCTTTATCGTTTATTAGTAAGAATACGGCCAATATCAATGCGATCAGTCCTAGTATTGCGGTGATAAGGTATATGGCCATTGTCAAGTGATCTAAATTCTGTATTGTTTCCATAATTATATGTTTGTTATTCGTGGACGGTGCCGGGATCGAACCGGCCTCTTTACGTCATGCGCACTCCGTAACGTTTCATCCCGGAATACTTACCGCCCGAAATCCCCGCGTATCCTCACGGACGGCGGGGATAAAAACTAAATCTAATACCATGAAAAACACACTCTAATATTAATATCCTTAGTTCTGAATCTTTATTAAATCGGGTATCGCTCCATAAATGGGGGTACGACCATCCCATTTGTCGATAAACTGCTTATAAAGAATTTCTTTAGTCAATCCTCTCGAGGTGATTAACGCTTGTTCCGTTTTCAATTGCTCCAACTCGTTGCGTTTCCGTTGCTCCGCTATCTGCTGGTCTAAAACCGAAATATTGGTGTTAACTTCATTCCTACTATCAATTTTCTCGCGAACCGCCTTGGAAAACTCTAATTGCGCCGAGAATGTGAGTAATTGAAGACCTCTTTTCTCGAATTCCTTATCTACAATCTGCTCAAGGCGTTTCTCAAAAAGAAGCGAACCTCCATCAGCCATTAAGCTGTCGGTCTTATGTTTACGGCTTTCCTCCTTGATCAGGTCATAGATGCGAGGTTCTAGTATGTTATCCTCCAATGATTGCATGAAACCGTCTTTGCCTGATTCCGTATCGGCCTTGTCTATGTGCTTGTTATCGAAAACAACGTCTATTGCCCTGTTTTTGATAACCTTGTAGGAGTAAGTGGGGCGTGCGTTAAACTCCGTATTGTCTGCGGCTTTTAACGTGACAGGGCTTCCGAACTCGCCTCGTTGGTCGAATAGCGGGACTTGAAATAATTCCGTGCCCCATTCCCAAGTTGAAACCCTGCCTGATACGACCTTGAAATCCTCCTTCCCTTGTTTCCCGTAATTTTCCATCAATACCCCAGCGTAATTAGGTGCTACACGTTCACAAGAGGATAAAAATACCATAGCGATTATCGCTATAGTAAAAAACTTAAAACTTGTCCTTTTCATTCTTGATAAAATTAAATAGTTTGTAAATTATAAATAATGAACTAGTTAACATAATGACTATTCCTAGCCATGCGTCAACATGGTTAAAAACTCTGTTCCCTGCCGGAATAAAGGCTATGGCCAATATCAATACCCAATGTTTGTTGATAAAATTTCTCATATTTGTTGGTTTAGTGCCTCATTGTATAAAGGCATGATTAATCCGATACTGCTTACGTCTTCTACCATGCTGTCAAAAATGATGGCATCGTTAACGCCCTTGAAAGTAGCCGTGCATTGATCGCATTCATATAATGCTTTCCTCATTATGTCGAATAAGCCCATGTTAAAGGATATTTGAGGAAGCGGAACGCTGGGTTTTGCCAGATGATTTTGTATCACTTTCTCTGCGTCTGGATATTTTAAGTTCTCATCCGCGAAATAGAAGAACGCCTTGTCATTCTTCTTATGGCACTCTATCCCGTCATCAGAGATAAGGATGTCATCATATTTCAACATGTCCTTAAAAAATAGACTATGCAGTAATTTGCCGTCTAACGCCTGTATCATGGCTTCGTCAAGGTTTGAGCATTCGGATATCCTGTTTTTAACGATAATATGTCCGTCACTGGCGTAGGCCCAATCTCCCTTGAAATATACGCATTCCATAGCGGGCCGGTTATCGTCCTTTGCGCAAGCCAAAAACATTTGTACGTTCTTGTCAAAGTTGTAAGAACCTTCTTTTCTCTTTCCCATATCATTAATATTTAATGTTGTATTTTCTTCTTTCGTATTGTGGTATATACCCTTTGTAAGGAGTATTCCCGTCAAGTAAGGCCGATTCCGGCCTTACAGTTTCCCCATCTTTTTTAGACGGGTCTGTCCAATGCCTCTGCCGTTGATGGCAAAGGCAATGTCTTTTAGAGCATGCCTCATTGAGGCAGAATATCAGTTCTTTCATCTTGGATTATTTTCTCGAGTTTCTTTAGATCCTTTTTGGCTAATCTTACGGTATCAGCTATCCTTGGTCTTCCCTTGGAATCCACGTGTTCTAGGATAACTGATAGATGGCGGGACAGTGTTTTAATGAAAGACTCGGATAGCTGGTACCTTTTAACCATGGCCGTTATTTTTTATAAAAACCTTGGAACCTCACGATACCTAGATACTCGGGAGATTTCATTAGTCCGTCCCCCATGCCGCCCAACGTCTCGGCTCCCGGCTCGTCAAGGACAACCTTGGAATCAATCTCCTTGGGTACACGGAAGCAAATCTGTACGGGGAAATTCACCTTAGCGTCTCCCGTGATCACGTTAACCGACGCTCTTTGCGTAGCCGCCATGATCCGGAACCCAAGCGATCGTCCCTTTTGTAGCAACATCTTCAGATTCTCCTCCAATGACTTCTCACGGCCAACCGTACGTAGTTCCATTTTAGGCTCGAGGAAACCGAAAGCGTTCTTTCGCTGGCCAACCTCGACCATTTCCTTTATGTCAAGTTCCGTTCCCGAACGGGAGGACGCTACCGCGTCGGCGAACTCATCGAACACCACCAGCGTTTTCCATGATGCCCTCGATTTAGCCCTTTCCTGCATATCCTGTACGAGTTCTTTCATCTTGGCCTCTATTTCTTCTATATCATTATAGACCTTTATGTATTTCTCGGAGGAATAATTACAGAACTCGTATTTCGGATCGAAAATTACGATGTCCCGGATACCGGCTAAGCGGGCGTATTCTATCGTGGATATGATACACACGGATTTACCGCTACCGGTAGCTCCGCAAATCAAGGCGTGAGGCGTGGAGTTGTTATCGAGATCCCACACCACGAGCCTTCCGAAGTTATCCGTTCCTATGGGAATCCTCATGCCGTCGATATACTTCTTGTCCCAGTACAAGGACTTGGTTCTTTTCTTCGGTGATTCTATGGAGAGGTAGGATTTTCCCTCATACACCATAAGCTCGTTACCCATCCTTATGGATGGCACGTCCAGCGCGTTCGCTATGTCTAGCTTGTATTTCATCACTGTCGTGATCTTTGTCCCAGCGGATACCTCTAGCAGATACGTGTCTGACGAGTACCCGTTAATCTCCTTGGCCACGTTCACGATCACCCCGAATGTCCGTAGGATATGCTCTATTTTCTCGCTGTTTGTCATATTACTATTGGATAAATCATATTGAATGAATGAGGAAGCGTTCCTCTTGAACTCGGATATTACCTTGGGGTTTACCGATCCAAGGGAAGCGTCCCGTATTTTTTTCTGTCTCTTCGATATCAATTCCTTCTTTGAATCGGGCACGTTGAAATCATCGACCTCCGCTATCAGCGTCTTGGCCCAGAAATTATAAAGCTCGGCCCTGTCCACGAAGTTGTCGCTATCGTTGATCATGTACACGTAATCCGGATCGGACACGGCCTCTATCATCCTTTTTAGCGGCTCGTACAATATGGCCTCGTAAAGCTTCCTCGTGTCGTTATCGAGATTGATCACGAATTTCTTCAACTGGGAGGAGCCGTCCTTGTTTTTCGAGATCTTGTTCTCCACGAACCATACCTCGTCAACATTCTCCCCGAAGCGGGACTCATAGCACTTAACGTAGGTCATCGCCTGTTTCCCGCAGGTAAACGTTAGTTCCTCGTCATCGGTGAACTTGGCCCTTGACTTATGGTCTATGATGACCGTCCGACCGCTTTCCGTCCTTATCGCCAAGTCTAGCCTAGCGTGGCAGGGCAGGGGGATGTCCACCCCGTTTATCGTTACCCATTCCTCGCACCTTGATTCCACGGCGATTATCTCCTTGATACCGGAAAGATATATATCCTTCTCCCCGTAGAAGTTATTGATAAGCCTCGTGGCGTTCTTGGTGGCCTCGATCTTGCATTCCTCTACGGTAGGTGTCGTTTTCTGTATCTTCCAATCATTCGGGTGTACCTCCTCTATGTATGAGAACGCTACCCTCTCCATTTCCGTGATCGGTATTATCTGCCCCTTGCGCTGTAGCTCCATGAAGAAATACTCCAAGGCCGAATGATAGGCGTTACCCGCTACCGTGCTGGAGGATGATCTGGATCTTTCCCGGTAAATCTCCCGTTTCTCGAACTCCTTCTCGTTCCGGGAGAAAGAGGCTACCTTGCTGTAACTCCAAGAGTCAATAAGGTAGTTTGATAAATGCTCCTCCAGCTCAGCGTTGGTATAGGATGAGTACTTGTTCATGGCATGTCCTCTTTGTTTTTGCCCTTAGACTGTCTCATCGCCTCCTTTTTTTGATCGACATCTTTCTTTGTCTCACGAATTGGAAGGATTAGATCGTTTACCGTGGTATCCCCGTCCTTTAACGCTTGTATGATCCCGATCAGCATGGCGATCTCGTCGGGGCCTATCTGATTGCTGGTCTGTTTGCCGCATAGCTTAATGACCTCCTCTTCCGTTATGGCGTATTCGTTCTTGAACTTGTTGATGATATTAGTTCTCGTTTTTAATATCTTGTCAGCGTCGGATAGATCCCCCGTGATGAATTTTTGGGCGGCTTGATAGACCCTGTCCACTATGGCCTTGGGGATAACGGCGAATACGGAATTGCGATAAGCTATGGAGTTGGCGGCGTTTCCCGTTACGGTAATCATGTCGTCTGAGTAACGTTTCCCCTTGCTATCCACTATGCTCCTGCGAACCTCGAACGCGGACGCTACGTTTGTCTCCAGATCCCAGCATGTACCCCTGCTGATGATCTGCTTGTCCGTTATCTGGATAACCTTGGCCTCAGTCCTGATATTACCCCAATTGGATACGATTATCTTGGCGAGGTGTACGGATGGCCCAGTAATAGGTTTCCCTCCTCTTGGCAAGGCATAACTGCATGACCTTGCCGTGTCTTGATTCATCGTGGCCATTACCACGGAATTATCAATACTCCTTCTGATATCCCTAGGATATCTTTTCGCGGTCGCAACTTGTGAGTCCACGTTTGCTCTCTCAACCGCATCTACCTGTAAAATTTGTACTTCATGGCTTTCTGCTGGAAGTACCTCGTAACTGCTTGATTCCATGATTATTTATTTTGAATGATTTCCTTTACCAATATAAAGTGCTGGTTTCCCAATCTCGTTGATACCGATCGTCCTCGGATTCTGTTTCCTCCTCCCCGTCGTACTCCGGTTCGCCGTCGGGGTCTTTTATGTATATGTCTCTCATATATCTTGATTTGTAGGCCTCCGGGAGTCGAACCCGGCCATCCCCATGTTAGGGGCGCTCTACCGATAAGCTAAGACCTTGAATTTATTCGATCTCGATAATCTCGAATTTTCCTTTCTTTATATATATCTTATGATTGTAGTAATCTTTGACTATTCCATGATCGGAAACTGCATTTATGTTCCCAGTGCAATCCTCAACATATGAGTTATCGTAAGCCTTGACCGTGGCAGAGTCGTAAGCCTCGACCGTGGCAGAGTCGCAAGCCTCGACCGTGGCAGAGCCGTAAGCCTCGACCGTGGCAGAGTCGCAAGCCTCGACCGTGGCAGAGCCGTAAGCCTTGACCGTGGCAGAGTCGTAAGCCTCGACCGTGGCAGAGCCGTAAGCCTCGACCGTGGCAGAGCCGTAAGCCTTGACCGTGGCAGAGTCGTAAGCCTCGACCGTGGCAGAGCCGTAAGCCTCGACCGTGGCAGAGCCGTAAGCCTTGACCGTGGCAGAG